AAACCGGCCGCGGGCGTGGGGGGTTCATTTTGTTTTTATAAATGTTTTTTTTTTTTTTTTTTTTTTTTTTTTTTGCTCTTACAACTATAAAAACAATGAGCCTACAAGAAGCTGGATTTGTCATAATAATGACATTTATAAAAGTGATGCTAGTGTTAATCCTGAATGCAATAGGATTAGCTCTACTATTCTCATTTCTAATTCCAGTGCTTAAATTCATATTCTGGTCGGATTGAATGACACCTACACAAAATAGAATCGTAGAATCAATTCGTAATCGACTCAACTCCGAAGTATCTAATAGAGATACGATACGCTATCTAAAAGAACTAGTCATAGAAGACTACATAGATATTGCGATATCAACAATCTACTTATATTCTAGGACAACGAAATCGAATCCAACGAAGAAAGCTTTATTCTCAGAAGTGATTTGTGGTATCGGTCATGCTATTAGGACTCGATATAACATGCCAAGAAAGTCAGCAGTTGCTGCTAAGACTGGAGCCTTCATTCTATATTCCTTCGAGGAGGAATCTATATTACAGTTGTCATATCAACGTGGTACTAACAACCACGGTGTATATGTTATAGAAATCCTTAACGAGGATTCACTATCTGAGATGTGGAGTAAACTTAGCTCTGCTAAAACGGAGAAGCTTCCTTCAATAGAGCCATACTCTGATTGGACAACCAGTAGACATATGACTGGTATGCGAATCATAAAGACCAACAATCAGGAATTGCTTGACAAGGTGAATCCTGAGAAGCATCCTGTAATATTTAGTGTGCTAAATAAGAAGCAACATGTTGGGTGGCGTGTAAATGAGTTCATCTTCAATTTGTATCAATGGGCTTTACGTAATAAGACGGATGCCTTCGCTGATATTTGGTGTATGCAGAACCCCGAAGCAAAGGCTAGTAAGCTTCGAGAAGCAAAAGCAGTAGGTGACATAGCAAGTAACTTCATAGGAAAAACTTTCTACCATCTTTATTACTGTGACTTTAGAGGTAGAATCTACCCTGCCACAGCTTACTTCCACGAGCAAGGGAGTGATCTCGCTAAAGGTCTTCTACTCAGAGACGATTCAAAATGCATTGGAAAGAGTGGATTTGAATGGTTGTGTATCAGTATAGCAAATAATTGGGCTGGTGATTCAGGTAGGGAAGATGGTGCCAAGACTGATAAGATACCACTGAGAGATAGAATTCGGTGGGCAGAAGATAATGAGGAAATATTCCTTGCTTATGCTGATAACCCTAAGTTAAATCAGGGTTGGATGCAAGCAGATAAACCGTGGCAATTCCTTGCAGCATGCCGTGAATTATACAACTTCAGAGTATGGCAAATGAATGTGTATGATTTACATAAAGATGTTATTGGAGAATATGATTATGAATCTCATATGGAGGTTTATATAGACGGTAGTACAAACGGTTCACAACATCTAACTGCATTAACTCGCGATGAATCAACAGCACCACACGTTAATCTAACACCATCCCAGATGCCCGGTGATCTCTATAAGTATGTATCAGAGAAGGTATGGGAAATGATTAACCAAGATGTCAACAAACTGCAGAGAGACCTGTATGAGCTAGGTTCTGATGTAATCGATGAGTTGCTCATTATAAAGGAGAACATATCTAAAGAACCTTTGAAGAGTGATCGTCGTGCCAACATGGTTGGTGAATTGCATGACTTTAAGAAGGCTCACAAGGATATATTGGAAATGACGTCTAGCTGCATCTTCTGGAGTCGTATCACAGACGCGAAGCAGCGAAGGAAGATTTCAAAGCGTTATTAACATGGCGCTTTTAAAAGAGTGTGAATTCAGGGAACAACTCGTTGAGTCAATCCTGAGCCAAGACGCGTTAGCGTAAGGTGCAACGACTATCCCGCAAGGGAGTAGAACAGAAGCCTGTTCGAAGCGCACTCCATTGTCTAAATGGCAATGATGATATAGTCTGATCTGCATGGTGACATGCAGTAATTTAATTTCGGAGAAATAATGGATTATAATAATCTTTTCAGTTATCGGGACGGTGAGCTATATTGGCTAAAGGCACCAGCTAAATGGATGAAAGATGGAGACTTAGCTGGGTCCTTACGTGATGATGAATACATTGGTATCTACTTTGAAGGTAAATATTTATTCGCGCATAGAGTGATATGGGAAATGCATAATGGTAAGATTCCAGATGGTCTTGTTATAGATCATATAGACGGTTGTAGGTATAATAACAAACTGGAAAATCTACGTGTATGTACATTTCAACAAAATCATTTTAATAGAGGCAAACAGGCGAATAATAAGAGTGGATTTAAAGGTGTCTCATGGCACAAGCAGAAGCAAAAATGGGTAGCACAAATAAAGATAGATGGGAAAAATAAGTTTCTAGGCTTCTTTATCGACCCGGAGGTAGCTTATGCTAAATATTGTGAGGTAGCTTTGGATAGATACGGTGAATTCGCGAAATTAGATTAGTGATTACCTAGCGAGTAATTATTAACACATTGAATGTTATGACAATCCCTTATGGTGGAACTGCCTATGGACTCGGTGAGCAGCAGCTATCAGATGCAAGAAAACACGGTATTGCTGTATTAAACTTCCTAGAGAATCGTTGGGGAGCTTACATGGGTCGTATGGTGTTTGACACTTGTAAGTCAGCCTTAAAGAGGCCAATGCAACTGTTGGCCATCTTTGAGGAGGCAGGAAAGCTAGCTGAAGAAGAGAGTAGATTTCTTCAGTGGACCGTTCCAGCGACAAACTTTCCAGTAATGCAGTATTACATTGAAGGTGTAGTAAAGAAGGTGTGGATTCAATATGGTCCGCCATTAGGTCAGATTCAATCCACGGGCTATTTCGAAAACACATACCAGGTTAACATCAGTATTATCGAGGAGACTAAACCATCAAAACGTAAACAATCCCAAGGTGCATCTCCAAATATCATTCATAGTCTAGATGCAGCACACTTAATGCTTACTATCGAAGCGTGCGACTTTCCTATAACGACAATCCATGACAGCTTTGGTTGTTTGTTAGCGGACATGCCAGACCTATATGTGAAGGTTAGAGAGACATTTGTACAGATGTATTCTGAGAATCCGATACACCAAATCTTCGAATGTATACACGCTGATATCAGCAGAGTCGACTTCGGTGTATTAGACATTCAGCAGATAATAGAAAGTGAGTACTGCTTTGCCTGAGATAAAACTTGCAATATTAAGGTTGTGTCGAAATTGTAAATGGGCGGTGAACGTCCAGGGTGCTACTTATCTGAATTGTTGTCACCCGAATGTTGTAGCAAAAGATCCTAAAGCACTAGCGGCAGCTCAGAACAATACTTCACCAGCTTCTGATGCTAGATCCTTTAGGGATAACTGTGGACCAGGAGGCTACTTCTGGGAGTTATATGATGAGCAAATTTGAATGACGGGATATACAAATGCAGATAACAAAGCGTAGTATGATCTCTGGTATTGTGCGTACCAAGGAGATTGATGTAACAGAAGAGCAACTTCAGCAGTGGGAAGCAGGCGGTTTGATTCAAAATGTCATGCCACACCTATCTCCATCAGACCGTGAGTTCATTATGACTGGCTCAACTGATGAGGAATGGGATTCGGCGTTTAAAGAGTGATTGTTAACTTAATGATTAATTCGAAAGAAAAATATGGCTATTATTAAAGGTCTTGAAATTTGGTACCCGCGTCTTGATCCGAAGCGCCCCAACAAAGCATTCAACAAAGAGAGGCCTACGTGGGAGATCCAAGTTCGCACGACTGATGTGAACGTTAAGAAGGAAGCTGATGCAGCTGGCCTTAAGCTGAAGGTATTGGTGCACAAAGAAGGCGAAGAGAATGAAGGCGAACCGATCCTTCGCGATGGTAAGAAGCAGTATATCGCACACCTTCGTAAGTATTCCATCAAGAGCGATGGCACTGTGAATGCACCAGTGGAAGTCTTCATTATGCAGAAGGGCGAGCGCGTTCCAGCTGATCCAAGGTCAATCGGTAACGGAAGCATTGTGAATATTCGCATCTTCCAATACGAGTATGAGGCAGGTGGTAAGACAAAGCAAGCTAGCGTATTGATGGGCGTACAGATTAAGAAGCTTATCAAATACGAAAGCAAGGGTGGTGATTACGAAGATTTCGATGACGAGGATGATACCGAGATCGAAGAGGCACCGGAATCCGATGATGACGATGCCGAAGAGGATACACCTAAGACTAAGAAAGGTCCGAGTGTATCGCAAGCTGAAGATGAGCCTGCATTCTAATGAGTCACATTAGAGAGCATCGTAAACAGCAGATTAGGTCTGCTCAAATTGGCTCCGCTGGTTTGAATACTAGCGATGACCTTTGTTTCGCTGTGGTGACTCTCGTCAGAGGCTTTGTGACTTCTCACAAGGCTTCTGTACTTGCTAATCACAATGAAGCATTAGGTGCAATTGAGAAAGCAAAGCAATTATTATTTGAAGAGTACATTCTACCATTGGAGCGTCAGAATAAGCACGACAATGGTAATCTTGGAGAATAAATGCGATACACATACGAGTTGGTGAATAGAGATAATCAGCAAATCCTGGATACAGCTGTACGATTCGAATCCATTCGTAAGTTCAAAGACACTGACTATATGCTTATCCGCATCACGGATAACATGACGAAGGCAATCTGTGCTTATCTTTATAGTCAGGATGAAATCGATGAGTGGCAGAATAAGTTAGAGAGGGATGCAGCTTGGAAACCTATGCGATTTGAAGGTACGAAAACATATAACGTCCTTGAGGAGACAGATGGGTTTCATGTAAAGGCAGACCTGCCTGATAGCAATGCAAAGACAGCGGCAGCCGTAGGTAAGCCTACATTCTCAGCTATTCCACCTGTGTCACTAATGGCACTTGGTGCAGCGATGAATGACGGTAGAAAGAAGTATGGCAGATTCAATTGGCGTGATGCTAATGTCACTAGCACAGTTTTTTATGATGCTATCATGCGACATATGCATGCTTGGATGAGTGGAGAACGCTGTGCAGATGACAGCGGTATTCATCATTTGGCACATGCTATGGCTGGCTGTGCTATTCTGCTAGATGCTGAGCACAATGGTGTTTTGAACGATGATAGAAAGCCTGGAGTACCTGTCGTAAATGAAACTATGAAGTTCATTCAAAACTAACCGTACGGAGTCCATGTGGCTTTTATCTTTGACATTGAGACAGATGGACTCCTACAAGAATGCACTCGTGCGTGGATTGTAGGCTATCTGGATACAGCAACAAATAAGATTCATAGATGGTTGTGGAATGAAGAACCTGGGTGGAAGCAAGCATTATCCGAAGCAAAGCTATTAGTTGGACATAATGCTGAAGGATTTGATATTCCAGCGTTAGAGAAGGTTGCTGGATGGATACCTTCCGATGATACAGCTAGGCATGATACTTTGCTCATGTCGCAGGTGTTAAATTATAAAAGATTTGGCAGTGAAGGTCATTCCTTAGAGGTATGGGGTCAACACTTAGGGTCTCACAAAGGTAGTTTCAATCCAGAGAATTTCAAGCCAGCTGAAGGTGAATCTGTAGAAGATTTCTGGAAACGTGTAGGCGATGAAATGATTACCTACTGGGAACAGGATCTGAGATTGACAGCTAGAGTGTATAATACAGTTCTGGCTGAATTCAAAGATCTAGCAGGTAAGCGTCCACAAATAATACCGTATCTGCAAGCTGAACACTATGCAGCAAGGTGGGCAGCACAAGCTGAGCTTAAGGGTTGGCCTTTCGATATCAGGGCTGCTGAGATACTCTTCAATGACCTGACAGTAGAAATGGAGAAAACCAAGGCAATCATTATGCCTAAGCTTGGCTTCAAGGCTGTTGCTATAGATAAATGTAAAGGTGTCGTTGAGGCTAAGAAACCTAAGTGGACAAAGATTGGTGCTTATGCTGCACATACAGCCAATTGGTTTAAGATTGATCCGTACACAGGTCAGGATATGGATAGACTTGTCGAGGGTGAATACTCTCGTGTTGAGATTGTGCCGCTGGACCTAGATAGCGTAGACGATGTGAAGATCTTTCTATATCGCCATGGTTGGGAACCTACTGAGTACAACTATGTAAAGGATAAAGAGACTGGTGAGCGTAGACAGACCTCTGGTAAGATTACTGAAGATAGCTTAGAGTGTATGGAAGGTGATGGCAAGCTGTACTGTGACTTTCTTACAACCAAGTCTAGACATGGTATTCTGAAGGGGTGGCTGGATAACGTAGTCAGAAGCAATCCTTTTGATGTAAAAGACATCGGTATGCTACATGGTGGTTGCATGGTAGTAGGTACACCTAGTATGCGAGCCAGGCACTCTGGCATTGTGAATGTACCAGCCGCTGAGAACCCCTGGGGTAAAGAAATGCGTAGTCTGTTTACGTGTTTCCCTGGATGGAAACTTATAGGTGCTGACAGTGCAGGTAATCAAGCTAGAGGGTTAGCACACTATTTGGATAATGCAGAGTTCACTAATCAGTTACTCAATGGCGACATTCATACATTTAACGCAGGAGCTATTGAACAAGCTTTGAATGAAATGAGTGTATCTTGGAATAACTATCTGAGATCGATAAACATCACTGAGGAAGAGTTTGCTAAGAAGAAGAGAGCCACAGCCAAACGTATTCTGTATGCTTTCTTATTTGGAGCTGGTGGTGACAAGCTTTGGAGTTATATTTTCAGTATCTTTGACAAAAAGAAAGGTAATAAGTTCAAACGTGGCTTCCAGAAAGCTGTACCTGGATTTGAGAAACTGTTGGAGAAACTTGAAAAGGTATATGGTAGCACATCCCAGTTTGGTGATGGTTACATTATCGGTATTGCCGGTAATCGTATTTATGTGGATTCTTTTCATAAACTATTAGTGTATCTCTTGCAGGCTTGCGAGAAGGCAACATGTGCTGCAGCGTTGATGCTTACTATGAAGAGACTCAAAGAAGCTGGAATCGAATTTTGGCCATGTATATTTATGCATGATGAGATCGATTTTATGGTGAAGGAAGAACACGTAGAGCAAGCTGCAGTAATCGCCAAGCAGTCTTTCATAGACGGCCCGAAACTTTTCGGTATAACGATTATGGATGGAGAAGCTAAAGTTGGTATGAACTGGTATGAGGTACACTAATGATTATTCACATAGAGGCTGAGATAAAGCTATTACAACTGTTTAAATGTAAAGCCTGCGGCAAAGAGATGGCTGGTTCTACTGAACGTCATAGCTTCAAGCGTGTCGGTTACAACGGCGCAGGTGCGATATACGGTTACCTAGCTGACCTCAAATTAAATCCACACTGTATGCCTGTAGGTTGGAGTCATAATGGCAACGGTAATTTTAACTGCGGATGCGAGCATGGCCGTACAACTTGAACGCCTAGACTTTGAATTAGGTGATACAGTAGAGCATTTGAAGACAGGAAATCTGTATCTCGTATTCGCATTCGGGAAGATAGAGGCTACTTTAGAAGACGTAGTGATCTATGTAGATGCAACAAAGAATGGGGCGTTACCTAATGGTAAAGTCTGGGTGCGTCCTAGAAAGGAAATGTATGACGGCAGGTTTCTCAAAACGTATTACTGAACTGAAACGATTGATGTTTCCTAAACTCTATTGGTGGAGACTGAATAGACTCCTTCGCAGACTGACAGGACGTAAAGATGCTGGCACTGATTGATGGTGATGTCATTGCGTATCACGCTTGCAAGAGTAGATACAATGAGAGGGATCCTGTGAACATGGAAGTAAATGCAGACACAGGTAGGCTTAGAAAGATCCCTAAGGAGTTTACAATGGAGCAAGATGCTGACTACCTTTGTGATTCCTGGGATAACTACCAGAAGCAACTTCAGAGTGTATTAGATATTGTATATGCTGAAGATTACCTTATGGCAGTAAAGAGTGCTGTAAATTTCAGGGATGAGCTATATCCTGAATACAAGAAAAACCGACACAAGTCTGACCCTAGACTTGCTAATATGTTTGTACCAATGCTTCGTGATATGGCAGTACAAAATGGGCTTGCGCTAGAAGCCTATGGCATGGAAGCTGATGACTGCCTTCGTATATGGGCAACTCAAGCAGCTGCAGCCGGTGATGACTTTATTATATGCTCAATAGACAAAGATCTCAAATGCATACCAGGACGTCACTACAATCTGAAGCATAATACATTTAGTACTGTGTCTGAATTCGAGGCAATGAAATTGTTCTATGAGCAACTGCTTAAGGGTGACTCTTCGGATAACATTCCAGGCCTTCCAGGTATCGGCGATGTAAGAGCTGCTAAGATGCTGGAGGGTTGTGAGACTGAAGATGAGATGCAAGAAGCTATTGTATTAGGATATCTTGCTGCATTTCCTGATGATTGGTACAACCATATTCAGATAAACGGTAAGTTGTTATATCTCAAGAAAACCGTAGATGACTATTTCACTTGCAGACCTTGGTCTATAGTGGATATAATGTTAGCTGCATAATTTCTATTGCCCGGAGACCGATGCGGCACATCGAAGCGACCCGCCTGGTACTCAGGTTGGGCCATAGCGAGGCGCAACGGCGCGGGATGGGGCGAGTATCGGCGATGGTGCAATCGCCCCGCCTGCGACCAACCTGCGGCCCTGCCGGATCGTCGGCGCAAAGCCGTTACCCATGATCTACGAAAGTGAGGCTATACAAATGACTGTACAAGATATACGTAACTTCCCCAAGAAAGCTTTTAGCGAGAATACCACATACTCCGGTGAGATGTTGCACGGTTGTAAGGTTTATACTAACGATAGTCTGGTGGATTCATATACTAATCAGGAGATTAGAACGTGGAAGGAACGTCTGTTTAGCAAACCCTGGAAACCACTGCTACGCTTTAAGTATGTGCAATACAACGAACCGTCCAGGCAGATTTATCAATTACCAAACGGTGCTTTTGTCATGCATCCTGTAATGCTGAAGGAACTCTTAGTGCATACACTGGGGCTCGATAAGAATAAGGAAAAGGCTGAGCTTACACATGGGAATAGGAAACCTTAAGATTGAGGCTGTATTTCTCAATATGGACACTGGCGAGATAATCAAGCAGTCTCCTAAAGAGAATGTCATAACTCGAACTCGAAAGTCCAGATTCACAGAAGAACCGAATGGTCACTGGCAGTTTCCAGAGTTGATGAATCAGCATAATTGTTTTGGATTTATCTACTTGATACGGAACCGTATTAATGGGAGAGGCTACATCGGTAGTAAGCAGTATGTATCGACCAAGGGTAAGGTAAAGGGACAAGAGACTACTTGGCGTACTTACACTAGTTCTTCTAAAGAGTTAGTTGTAGACGTGAAACAATATGGACTCTCTAGCTTCGATTTCATTTGTCTAGAAGAGTATGTAAATCGCGGTACACTAGGATATGCTGAGGCCTGGAGTATGATGCACGTAGAGGCATTTCCAAATCAAGACAAATGGTATAACAAGTACATGGAAGCTGTTACCTGGAATGTCAAGGAACAGATTACAAAGAGACATAAGGAAAGATTAGATGAATGGCGTAAGGAAGTGATATGTTCTACAACCTAATGATGTTTATGTCGGTGTGCCTTACATTCGCTGGTGCACTGAATATCTTCACACAATACTATCCAATAACGAGTGCCGACTTTATGTTGTTGATCATGTTTAATGTCGGATTCGCTAGTATGTTTAAACCAAAGGACTTCAATGGGCAGGATAGTCAAATACAAGCTACCGTGTCTAAATCCTGAATGCGGCAGTAGTGATGCAAGGAATCTGTATGAAGACGGCTCATCGTCATGTTTTTCTTGTAAAAAGTATTTTCCAGCAGAACAAACAAAGGCAGCTATGGAAGATGAAGATGAGGCTCCACCACCTAAGAAGAAAAAGTTACATGTCTCTGGTGACCTGACAGCTGAGGATATTCTTAAATGTCCTACAAAGGCCTTAGGTAGAGGCATCGGTGTAGAAGTCTGTGAGCACTACGGTGTCAAAGTCGGTTTCAATCCTGATGGTGAAATATGCGAACACTATTACCCTTATCAGAACAATGAAGCATTTAAAGTAAGGAAGATTCCTAAGGCATTCTACTCTATAGGTAAGTGTAAGAGCTTATTTGGTAGAGATAAATTTGCTAGCGGTGGTAAGCGAGTAATAGTCACAGAAGGCGAAGTAGATACATTATCTATCGCACAAGCTTACTACGATAAATACAAACGTGTCTATCCAGTAGTATCGTTACCTTCTGCATCAGGCACTAGCATGTTGCTTCAAGAACGTGATTGGTTGCGCAGCTTTAAGGAAGTAGTATTGTGGCTTGATAACGACAGTGCAGGTAAAGAAGCATTAGAACGCGCTATCAAGATCGTTGGTGTTGACAAAGCAAGAATTGTAAGACATAGCCTTAAAGATGCTAACAAAGTATTAACTGAGCTGGGTGGGCAAGATGTATTAAATGCTATCTATGATGCTGAGAAGTATGTCCCTGCCGGTATTATTGGTAAGGAAGCATTGTGGGAAGCGTTGATTAAGTACAACAATACACCATCTGTTGCGTATCCTGAATGTCTTGATGGAGTGAATCACAAGATTAAGGGTATGAGAGAAGGTGAGATTGCGCTGTTCATATCAGGGACAGGCTCAGGTAAGTCTACGATAATGCGAGAGGTAATGCTTCATATCCTTAGGACTACCAAGGATACAATCGGTATCGTGTCTCTAGAAGAGGCACCAGCTGAAACAGCTAGAAAGCTATCTGGTATGGCTATCAGTAAAAATCCAGCATTGCAGGAGATAACACCAGAGGAACTTAAACCTGGATTTGATGAAGTGTTTGGTGAGGATCGTGTGATATTGTTGGATCATCAAGGTAGCATCAAGGATGATAGTATCATCGAGAAGCTGGAATACATGTGTCTTGCAGGTTGTAAATATCTGTTCATTGACCACATAACTATCCTAGTGTCAGAAGGTGCTGATGGTCTCACTGGTAACGAGGCAATTGATAAGGTGATGAATGACATGCTTAGGTTAGTCAAGTCACACCCTGTCTGGATAGGTCTAGTAAGCCACTTAAGAAAGGTAAGCACAGGTGGAAAATCCTTTGAAGAAGGAAAGATACCATCAATGGATGATATCAAAGGTAGCGGTAGCATTAAGCAAATATGCTTTGATATTATTGCTTTCGCTAGGAATATGGCTGCGGTTGATGAAGGAGAGCGCAACCAAATCAAGATGTGCGTTCTTAAATCCAGAACAGTTGGACAAACTGGACCAGTACCTGGGGCAAGGTATATCAAAGAAACAGGTAGATTAGTGGGCCTTGGAGATTACGCAGATGACGGCTTTGAAAGCGATTGAGACGTTTAGTGTTAAATTCTGGATTCTAAATACAGAGACTGATCTATGGGAGCAAAAAGAGGAAGACGTCAAATGCGCCCAGAAGAATGATCACTATGTTGCTGAAGCAAAGATTAGAAAGAAATACCCAGGTTGTAAGATAGTTTCCGTAAAATACCAATAAAGGTAATTATGAGTACACAAAAAGAGCAGTCTACTGCCAATGAACAAGATATCATCACACCATGGTCTTCGGTGGGATATCTGACATATAAACGTACTTACAGTCGCAGCGTCGACGGTAATAGAACTGAAGAGTTCCCCGAGACCGTAGATAGAGTGATAAGTGCCTGTGAGTCACAGCTTAATTGCGGATTCGATGAAGATGAAAAGAGTAGACTACGTTACTATTTCCTGAAGCTTAAGGGTAGTGTTGCTGGAAGATTCTGGTGGCAATTAGGGACACATACGATTGACAGATTTGGTTTGCTGTCACTGCAGAACTGCGCATTCGTAGTTGTAGATAACCCTATAGTGCCTTTCACGTGGACAATGGATGCTCTAGCCTTAGGAGCTGGCGTTGGTTACAATATACAGAGGAAAAACGTTGAGAAGCTCCCAATGGTTCGAGAGTGGTTTACTCCACCTACAAGAGTTGACCACGGAGGAGCAGACTTTATTATCCCAGATTCAAGAGAAGGTTGGGTCAGATTCCTTGCCAAAACTCTTAAGGCAGCTTTTCTTAGTGAGCGAAAGGAAAAGGGGACTTTTACATACTCTACGCAAGTGGTACGCGGAAAAGGGACACCTATCAAAGGCTTCGGAGGAGTTGCTTCCGGACCAGAAGACCTATGTTGGGGGATTGGAAAGATTTCTGAAGTACTCATGCATAGAAGAGGCAAGAAGGTAAGACCTATCGACTGCCTTGATATCATGAATATTATTGGTCACATAATTGTTGCCGGTAATGTTAGACGTTCAGCACAAATAGCTATCGGTGATCCTGATGACATTGAGTTCCTCCTAGCAAAACGCTTTGACATCGGTAATGTACCGGCATGGCGTGCTATGAGTAATAACAGTGTTGCTTGTGATGATCTTCGTGATCTACACGAGTACTTCTGGGATACATATCAGCCTGACTCACAAGGTCACCCTAGAGAGCCTTATGGTCTTATTAACTTGAGATTGTCAAGGAAAGTAGGTCGTCTTAATGAACCGCAGTATCCTGATCCAGATGTTCAAGGTTACAACCCTTGTGGTGAGCAGAGTCTGAATACGTTTGAGACCTGCTGCCTCAGCGAGATATTCCTACCGAATATCGAATCTAAAGATGAACTGCTGGATATCGCAACACTGCTGTATCGCATCAACAAGCACTCATTGCTGTTGCCTTGTCATCACCCAGAAACAGAAGAAGTAGTGCATAGAAACATGCGCATGGGCGTTGGTATGACCGGTGTAATGCAAGCAACAGAACAGCAGCTTGGTTGGCTGGATGAATGCTATGAGCACCTTAGAGAGTACGACTATATGTATTCTGAGGTGAACGAAATGCGTCCATCTATCAAACTTACAACTGTGAAACCTAGTGGTACATTATCATTGTTGCCTGGAGTAACTCCTGGTGTACACCCTGGTTATGCACAATATATGTTTAGACGCATTAGAATTGCATCTGATCATGCACTGACTAAGGTGTGTCGTGATAATGGGTATCCCGTTGAGTATGTAAGAAACTTCGACGGCTCAGAGGATTACAATACAGTAGTTGTCACATTCCCATTCTCATATCCAGAAGGTACTATTCTTGCGAAAGATATGACTGCACTGGAGCAGCTGAAGTGGGTTAAACGTATGCAGGAGACTTGGTCAGATAACAGCGTTAGCTGCACAGTGTATTATCGTAAGGAGGAGCTTCCTGAGATAAAAGACTTCTTGATGAAGCACTATAGAAATAACTTCAAGACGTTGTCCTTCCTGCTACACTCTGAGCATGGCTTCAAACAAGCACCATATGAGGAGATCACGAAAGAGCAATACGATGATCTCGTGTCTAAGACGAAATTGATTAGTGGTATTAGCTCCGCTGAATTTGAAGGTGGAGACGAGTGTCCTACAGGTGTATGTCCTGTAAGATAAAGTAACACAAGGGTGGCCTTCGGGCTGCCCTTTAAAATTTAAGGAGAATAGATGGCCTCTGTTGTAGAATTGGAACAACGATTGCTTTGTACATTACCAATCATCGCGGCATTAGGACAAGTGTATGGTAAGATACTTGATGATATACCTACTGTCGTTACCAGAACCACAGCTGATTTAGAAGGTGTTGAGTATATATCAGCGATCCTACCAAATATAATCGAGAATCTATCTGTGGTCGAGCAAGATATAAGGAATCTAGATGAGTAATATTTACACACACCCTGATGTTGTTGCGCCTGTAAAGTATGATGAAACGGTTACACATGGTTTGTCAGAGTATCAGGGACAGGTAATAATCGATATATTCGAATTGATGTACACCATCTGGGGTAATGCACATATCCCTGATCATGTGAAAGATCTATCGCAATCATTGGATACGCTACGCGAGGCTTTCCCTGAGTTGAGGCTAGGTGAGCCTGAGACAGATGAAATTGATCCGTTTAATTCAGATGCTGAGGCCGATGCAGATGTCCTTCGTTCTGCAGGCTGGGGTACTGATGAAGATTATGGCGGTACTGATGAAAGGTTTTAAGACTGTAAGAATACCTGAATCAGAACTATCTATCATAGATGATGGTTTCAGGCGTACAGGTCGATCTACGGCATTAGTTCACAGATACATATCGATGGCATTACTTAATGAAGGTGAGTGGATAGAAGCTGTAGATCATTTCCCAAGTAGGGATGCCAGTCGTGAACTGCTGTATAAGATATACGAGACCACGAACAAGCTGAACTACAAGGGTTTTACATTCAATTCTGGAAGGGTTACATTCAAATATGAAATTGACAAAAAGACAGTTTAAGAAAGATTTCCCAGACTACGCAAAACAGCTAGATGAACTTCAGAGTAGAATAGCTGCTGCCCAAGAACTGTTTGTAAAGTTGACTAACGCAGGCATTCCGAACATCTGGACTCCATCACATAGCCTAACGAGCTGCACTATGGGTGTTACATTGACCAATCTGACAGGCTTTAAGGACGATAGATTGGTTACAGTACTTGATACAGTACTGTCATTTGATCCCGAAGGATGCAGATCTTCAGATTACCCTAATAATCTAAACCGGGATTATCGATTTGACTTTCCAGGGAACATAATTGTCTGCGTATATGCCTACGTAGTTGCAGACTCGCCTACATGCAGAAAGGTAGTAGTTGGTGAACAATATGTCGAGGCAAGGACAGAATACGTATTCGCATTGGAGTGTGACTAATGGCTAAATATACTGTAATAATCCAAGAGCACTCCCAGGAGGCTGACACCAAACGAGTGTGGTCAAGACTGCGTGATTGTCCGGATGAACCTGGAGGTGACACTCACGGTTATGCACCACCAAGTGGCAATGTAGTTAATGTTACATCAGAGATTTACAAGCAAGACTTTGATGAGTTGGATATTAAGAAGACAGTAACTAATCTCAATTCGCGATACTAATTCGAAGGATTATGAATGATAGAGATAAAGAACTTCAAGCAGGCGTATGATATGTACCAAGCAGGTACACTGTCATTCAACCTACTACAGGAGCAGGCAACAGTTGCTCTACCTGGTGTGAATGATAAGACACCGGATTCTAGCGATGTGACATTAGAATATATCGATGAGATGATCCAGAAAGGTTCTACGATCGATGATAACTATGATCAATATCTCGGAGGGTCGGTCTACATCTGTGAAACATTGGAGGATCTGAAGGAGATAGAAGGCTGTGATTTGGAATTCGCAGCTGCTAATGATGATGAACGTTGGCCGAACATGGCAGATATGCCGCTTGAAGGCGACGCATGTTGTCATATCCAGGGTGATCCTAAGTTCATCATGTTTCTGCTATGCTGGAACAATGCAGGTGGTCCTGTGTATTACATACCTGAAACTCTCTGGACGGATAATGTGAAGCTGTCTGTACATGCAACTGAACATTTCTGGGAACATGCTAACGATCATTTAAAGGAAAAGACTGATGGACCTGCGAAGGATGACCAAGGTCAGGGGACTCTGCCATAGTTGGGAGGGAAAACGTCTAAGAGCTCATAAGGTTGCAGACTTCAAACAGGGCGGTTTCGCCAGGAGTCGATCCATGGGTTATCGTATTTACATGGTAGTGTTGTTAGAGCCATTCGAAGTAATCAATATTGGTAACCTCAATGTAGGTTCCTTTGAGTTCTCGAAGCTACGTCGTATCAAGCAACCAAAGAAGGGAAAAGGTTGGTATGAACCTGTAGAGCTCTACATAGACCCTATACCGCATCCCTTTAGAGCTTCAATTGGAGGACTTAATGGATATTAATACTGCGACAGAACAAGAAATGCGCGATACAGAAGTCCCTGGGATATACTCAATGGAGGAACTTGTAGAATATATAAATGCTCTCGTCGCCAAAGAGCATGATTATGGTACAGCAGTGTACGCCATGAGTATGGCAGCTGTAGCTACGTTTAACTATGTAGCTTACAAAGAGGGTGTTACAGGGTTTCAAGCAAGTTGCGCAGACCTGGATATTATTCGTAGAATACGACATATTAAAGGTCCTTTTATGCTCATTAAGGGCTATGACATGTTGTATCCACAGTATGATATCGAATCACAAGTTAATGAAGTTGTGAGAGAGTGGCGTCCGTGGGCGAAAGAAGAAGCCACAAAATTGCTTAACACAGAGAATAAAGAGTACGTAGCTGAACAAGTGTGGCAGCATTGGCTCTGGAATCGTGACTATGACGTTTAAACCTTTGCTTGCACCAAACAGCGATCCATTAAAGGACTCTGACTTCTTCAAAAAGCTCAGATACCCTCTATTGTGTTCGCCTAAATTCGATGGCATTAGATGTATTGTACGTGGTGGTAAATGCGTTAGCAGAAAATTAATCGACCTGCCAAGTGTATATGTTCAAGCAGCATTTGGTAATTGCGAACACTTAGATGGCGAGATTATCGTAGGTAATCCTACAGACTCTGATGTGTATAATCGCACACAGAGTCACGTAATGTCTGATGATAAGTTTCATGATGATTTCAGATTCTACGTGTTTGATTATGCAGATGAGAAGCTATGTAACCTAGAGTTCTATGTACGTCTAGAAAAGGCTGACATGGCTATTAAGGTATTCGAACTCGATGACATGTCAGGTACATTGCATATTGTCGATCATGAGTACATCGAGTCGTATGAACAGCTGATGGATTACGAAGCATCACAGTTGGCATTAGGTTATGAGGGCATCATGATGCGCGACCCTATTGGTAGATACAAGCATAATAGGTCGACATTTAATGAAGGTATACTACTGAAGTTGAAACGCTTTGATGACGACGAAGCTATCATTACAGCTTTCGAGGAACAATTGACCAATACAAATGTTGACGTCAGAGATAACCTTGGCAATGCAAAACGCAGTACGAATCAAGAGAACATGATACCAGCTGGCACACTAGGCATGTTTGTATGTGACTATAATGGTACAGAAATTAGAGTAGCACCTGGCAGTTTTACTCATGCTGAAAGACAGGTGATCTGGGATAAAAGAGAGCAATTCAGATATAAGACTCTCAAGTTCCGTTATATGAGTTATGGTATAAAAGAACTACCACGTTTTCCACGTGCAGTAGGCTTTCGTAGTGATATTGATTTAGGAGATTTATGAGATACTCTGAATGGTACCCATCTGAGATTAAACCGACGCATGTTGGTGTGTATCAGCGTGTTATAAGTGGTTTACAGGTGGAAATAGTATATTCTCTCTGGGATGGCAAAGACTGGATGGCTGGCAGTCTATTCGTAGATAATGCTGCTACTTGTGGGCGTAAATCAATATTCAAATCGTTTGAATGGCGCGGTGTATTGCGAGATACGAATGGAGAGTTATTGAAATGACACGACATATATTCGCAGCAGTAAGACCTAGAAAGAGAATACCTGAGGTAGGAGATCTGGTTCGTGGCAGAGGTCAGCCCGGACATGCTAATATCGTATTAGCTGTAAGCGCAGAGCATTACGACGAGATCCTCAAACGACATTTCGTATATATTAGAAGTGTTCGCTACGGTAAGATAAATAGTGGTAACTTCCAGCTGATCAAGGGAGAGCGTTCAAGGAGTTTTAAGTATTACATTGCTCAAAAGAATGATGAGTATCGTTGGTATTTGATGGCATGGGAAGTCATTGAGGACTTCGCTGCAGTCGATAACGCTGCTCTTAGAGCCTCTATTGTAAAGTCGATGGAAGGCGTTGATACAACTTGGAAAGATCCGACACACGAGGATGAAGAAAGCGATGAAGATGGAGACGACGATGGAGACGACTAAGGGACTCAAGAAGAGCTCTGTACGACGTGTAATCAATCGAAAGGTCACGGATTGGTTGTCATCTATTGAGGATGATAATATCAGAGAGCGTGCAGCAAGAGATGTAGTGGTGACTGGTGGCTGTATCTCATCGATGCTGATGGGTACTAAGGTGAATGATTACGATATTTATTTTAAAACGATAGATACTACCGAGGCAATCGCTAGGTACTATGTGGACAAGTTCAATCTCACCTGTAAACCAACCTCAGCAGTAGGTACTGAGAAGACGGCTGTACCTGAGATTCGACGCACTAATGTAGTAAACTGCAAAGGTGAAGATGAGCCTCGTGTAATGATCTACATCAAGTCAGCAGGCGTTGCAGCTGAAGAACAAGACACATACAAGTATTTTGAGAGTCTTCGTCCTGATGCTGCAGCAGAATTCGCTGATTCACTTGTGAAGGATAAGAAGGATAAGACAAAGCCAAAGTATCGTCCTATTCTTATGACGCAGAATGCTATCACATTATCTGATAAGGTGCAGTTGATTATTCGATTCTTTGGGGATCCTCTTCATATCCATCGAAACTTCGACTTCATTCATGCTACATGCTGGTATGAGCATACTCCGCAAGAACTTGTACTGCCTCCAAAGGCTCTAGAGCTGATGCTGTCAAAGACTCTGGAGTACAATGGCAGTCTGTATCCCATTGCATCGATCTTTCGTAGTAAGAAATTTATTGAACGTGGCTGGAGCATTACTGCAGGTCAGTTGCTGAAGATCATGTGGCAGATTTCTGAGTTGAATCTGAAGGACTGGAATATTCTTCAGGAGCAGCTTACAGGTGTAGATGCTGCCTATATGCAACAGTTAGTACAAGCACTGCAGAATGTTGATGCTGATAAGATCAATAGTTCGTACGTTGCTGAAGTTATTGATAGGATCTTTGATTAATGAGACCTTTGAAGCCGATAAAGCAAAAGACAAATGTCGAGTTTGTTGTAGAGGCGATGGAGTACTCTAGATTTGGTGCGCTGAAGCAGGCATTTATTGTAGAGGCTTTGGGCTTCTATTGTGATCATGTACTGTCAAATCCACCACCAGAGATCGACGATACAAAATCTCTCGTGTCACCAAAGCTATGGTACGATATCGCAGTTGAACTTAATAAGGAACTGGAGCTGAAGTATGGCGAAAGAAAATGATGAATTGTTTAAGGAAGTGCTATCCTCATTAAATCTATTCAGATTTATGGGTAAGCAGATTCCTAGTTATATGCATGAAGGTCTCGCTAAGTACATTGCATATGGAATACAACCAGGACAGTTTCTTTATTGTATCCTTTCTAACAATCTGAAAGAAGCTATTCATGCAGCGGATTCCACGAATCTCTGGATAGTGCCTGTATATGTAGCATATCTTTATAACGAAGCTCCAAGTCACTCGTACGGTAGCGAGAATATTATGATCAAGTATATGGAGGCTAAACGTGCCAGTGAGACAGAACAAGTTAGTACTATCTGAGTGGTTCGATGTAAATGTAAAGCCAAGCCATGAAGGTGTTTATTTGGTCAGATTCAAATTTAATGATGGTGGCTATCGTTACTACTTCTGTAAATGGGTAGATGATTATTGGCATTGGGGCTCTAAGAGGTTTAACGATGCTGTTACTCTAAAGAGCTCAAAGATACATCACACCGATCTAAGATCAGCGATAAACGAATGGTGTGGATTAGACGTGGCTTCTAGTTATCACTGCCTGCATAATGCAGGTAGTATTGATAGAATCAATAAACTTATAGAGGAATTAGATGGCTAATACAGTTGTATTGTATCACCAGCACTGTACAGATGGCTTTGCAGCAGCCTATCAAGTATGGCGTGTATTTGGTGCTAACGCTGATTACATTGGTAGGGACTATGTAAAGGCTACCGATGTAAAATATTTTGAAGAAACTATTGCTAGATGCAAGGACAAGAAGGTATTCATTCTTGATTGGAGTATGCCGGCAGAGTACATCTACAAGCTAGCAGAAGTTGCGTTGCAAACAGTGCTTCTGGATCATCACCAAACAGCTTTCGAGTACTTCAGCAAAGAGGCACAGCTTAGTGGCTTTGGAGATAACCCTAGTTCATTCATGTGGGATTATATTACACAGAATGGACGTCGTTTGTTCATTAAGCTTGACAACAAAAAGTCTGGTGCGAAACTGGCAATGGATTACTTTGCACTAAGTACTAATACCTTCAACAATAACTTCATTGTAGATCGTATTGATGATCGAGATCGCTGGGTGTTTCAGTATCCTGAATCAAGAGCGCTTCACGCATTTCTAAATGCAGAGACACCTTGGTCCTTCGAGCAGTGGGATCGTATTGTTTCAGATGATGAAATGCTGTATGATGGTATTCAAACAGGATTTGCATTAATAAAGCAAATCGATGTGGCTGTAGAACGCATGTGTAGGAATGCTGTATCAACAAGTGTTCTAGGTGTACCTGCTATTCTAGTCAACTCACCAATCTATCAATCGGAAATAGGTGATCGTCTTTACACTAAGTATAAGGATGAGATGGTTTTAGTTTGGTATGCGGCTGAGACAGAGCAATCTAATTGCTCGATGAGAAGCCTTCCAGGTTCAGATATTGATGTAGCAGCAATAGCGCAATCGTTTGGCGGTGGTGGGCATAAGCATGCAGCAGGTTGTAGGATCCCCACTGGTAATATAAATTTGTACCTGAAGCAGGGTACATCTTTGAAGTATAAGTCATGAGTAAAATCTTCACATATAATGGGGACATATGGATGCACATAGTGCCTTCCAAGACTCTCTTTAGAAGCACTACCATTCATGATGTAATAACACGCGGCGATATCTTTGCCGTGAATTTAAATACAAGGGTGTTTACGATACTACCCAGAGAGGCACTGAATGAAAGCAAAAAGTGAGAAGAGCATGCCGCTGTCGACGCTACAGGCTGAACTTGAAGCTGCAACAAAGGAAATGAAATTGTCGCAATCTGCATTTAAGAAGGCAAGTGAAAGGCTTTCTATCGCAGAGGAACGCCATAGTCGTGCACTAATTACGTTAAATCGTGAAGTGGCTGTACTTAAGGCGTTGTGTAAGGTTACTAGCATCGAAGCAAGCTAAGTAGAGCAGTAATTGAAGTCTTGCAAAAGTGCTCCGTCTTGCCGCCGGAACCGCGCCCCATAGGGGCATTATGGCGTCGTTGCGTACGTGGCGTAGCGTGCCAACCTGGGTATGCCGCGTGGCATTTTGGGGCGACTTTTGCGTTTAGTAGCATGGCAGTCCGGTCGGTGCGTCTTGCCGGTCGAAACTGTTGAATTAATGAACAATGCTATATGTGTAGGTTTTGTAGACCGTGGCCCTTGCGGATTTAAGGGTATCTTATATGAAGCTCAGAATAGAGACTTCGTATTTTCATTATTAAAAAGGAAATAAATTAAATGAGCAATATTCAGTCTGGTTTCATCGTTGATGGTAAGTTCTTTGCAACTAAGCAAGAAGCTCAAGACTTCATTCGTCTCCCGAAGATTAAGGAGGCGTTCAAAGCTATCAAGGGCGCTAACGAGGAACTGGTAAACTGGTTGGTTGAGAAGGAAGATGAAATTCTTGCCGCGCTGGACGCTGGTAAGTCGCGACGTGTTCTGAAGACGGAGCGTAACAAGCTGCAAAAGGCTATGGATCACGTTGTTGAGACGATGAAGGAAGATAAGAAGGCTGCTTTCGTGATCGAGCAGGCTAATCAGCTGGTTGAGTGCTTCAAGTGGCCTGCTGTTAAGCGTCTGAAGGACGACGAAGCTCTGGCTGCTGCTCAAGCTGCTCTGACGGCGCTTGCTGATGGCAACGCTGATGTCGCCAAGTGGGTTATGACTAACGGTGAGGCTATCAAGACTGGCTACGAAGCTGGTATTGAGAAGCGTGAAGTTACTCAAGATACCCTGAATCGTCTTGCTGAAGCTCGTGCTAAGCTTCAGGCCGCAAAGAAGGCTCGCGAAGAGGCTGAGAAGAAGGCCGCGTAATACAACTGAAGCGACGCTGGATCATGTTCCCCTTTCTCGTGATCTAGCCACTGGTCGCTCAGTTAAGTCCGTTTTCGGTGTGGACTCTAAAGAAGCCGTTCATGAATTCAGCGTCTCTACGCTAACAGGTCACTAGAAGGCCTAAAGGTTTCATTCGGAATGCGCACTCTGAATGCTACATCTTAAAGAATCTAGAAAATGAGCCCTAGGAGAATACTCCTGGGGTTTATTTTTGCAGGTTGTCAGTGTCTGGCACAACACTGGTAATTCAATCGTCGTGCTAAAAGGAGCTGGTTCATGCAAGTACAGTTGACCGTACCACATTTCGGACGTGCTGTTATTCATCCATTTTTCAATAAGGTGGATAACGTTAAGATCTCCGATAAGAAAGCAGCTGGAGCTAGCTGCGGGACTTGCAGCCAGAAGGTGAAACAAAAGGTAGGTGATTTGCTATACTGCACCTGTAAGGGTAAGTATGTGAAGTCTTACAATATCTGCGATAAACACGCCTAGTCCAAAAGACTGAGTTTATAGAGGGCATTCCAAAAGAGTGTCTTCTAGTAAGCTTTTACAAGAGGAGAAGATGAAAATGAGTGTTACGATGTCGTGTGCTGATTGCGATATTGAGGATTTTGTTAATATGTCCAATAAGAACTTTATTGATCTGATGGATATACTTGACATGCCTCACGAGGAGTGCGGTGAGTTCAACCAGGATCAGATTCATACTATGCTTATGAAGCTTGATAATTGGTATCTCATGCAGAACTTCATTGAGCCTACTATAGCAGATGGTAATGTGGTCTACTGTGGTAGAAACTTTGAGTATGTTCGAGATAGGATTCGCGATTTGAAAGAGTTGTTCAGACAGGCAATAGCTAACAATGTCAATATTAATTACAGTTGAAAGGGAAATAATGTCTGCCGAAAACGGTGCTACACTAGAAACCTATACGCATGATATGATGGAATTTATCGTAGTGCAGCTTGAACAAGATTGCAATCAGCTAGAAAAGCAGTTGCATGAGATACGCGAACTTTTAGAAGATAAAAAGATACGTCATAATACCTGGCGTATCCGTCTTCGTAAGCTGGAGAATCAGTATCATGTATAGAGTGCTTACAGCTGGTTCGGTAATAGAGCTTGAAGCTATTGTCAGACAGTGGATTGAAGAAGGCTACGTATTAGCTGGTGGCATAGCTGTATGCAATGTCCAAGGTTATACGAAGTACTATCAAGCTATCTGTCGCTAATGTATTACCGAGGGTGGTGAAATTGGTAGACACAGCAGACTTAAAATCTGCCAGCGATAGCTATACGGGTTCGATTCCCGTTCCTCGGACCACTAAAGGAGTATTATGGAAAAACCATGTGTAATTCCCTCTGAAGAGCATTGTGATGTCTTCACTGTGGAAGAGTTCAGCGAAGCAGTAGATGAAGGCGAGTTTGTGGAAGACGACGGTGTCGGATACTTTGCCAATTCTGAGTTCTACGACGCTAAAAGTAGTTGCTGGTGGGCTACGCCCTCCTGGGCAACACATGTTGTGTGGTTTAATAAATAACGTAGTTTAACGCATGAGGATATTACCGTGGACATCAATACCAAGAAATTTACAACGCAAAAGAAGCATCGCATCGGAACCGAGTATCGTATTCTAGGTATTACCGCTGAGGGTAACTACGTACTAACGTGGGAGAAAGACATCTTCAGGCATGTTCATGGTAAGACCTGGATTATGAATGTGAAGCATGGTCTTAGTAGTAAGGCAGACCTCTTGGCAATATTTGAGAATGAGGTCTACACGCATGAACTCAGCAAATTGAAGGCTAACAGGAGACTCAGAAATGGCGAGTATTCGTTGCGTCACTGTTGTGCATAAGGGTTTCATATTCAGAACAATGTGTATGACACCTGAGCTGTGGGATAAAGGGTTTGCAATACTGAATCCTGATTTCAGAGCTACAGAAGCGGAGCTTAAGAAAGATGAAGAACGTCTTAAGTTCTATATCAGAGGTTACGTTAAATCAGAAGGAGCTGTAAATGTTTAATCCGAACATGGTTGTTAAGATGACGAAGCGCAATCTGGCTTGTGTCCCGCATCCCAATGCCAAAGAGGGCTTTCCGCAGTACCATGGAAAGGTTCGCATCTCGTGTGTCGACTGGAGGTCTCTGGAGCGTAATAAATATGCTCCCTGGGGTCGTGGCAGTAACTACGCCGGTGTGTCGATGTCTCTTGGCGACTTCATGCAGCGCGATTAAGTAGTACGGCCCTTTAGCTCAATTGGTGAGAGCAGAGGACTCATAATCCTTTGGTTGTTGGTTCGAGTCCAACAGGGGCCACCGTTTAGGAGTGATACACCTACGTATCGCGGATGCCAGACCTTTCGGTGCATGGTATCGGCTTTAAGGTTAACCGATCTATTCCCTATTAGCTCAGTGACAGAGCAATCGCCTTGTAAGCGATAGGTCGTCTGTTTGATCCAGACATAGGGAACCCCCACATATTACAAACGGAGAAATAAAAATGGATAAAGAATTTGAAACCGCAACAGAAGCAGCTGCAGTAATTCGTAAGCTTGGTTGGGAAATTGCAATGATCGATCGAAAAGGCGAAATCTTCATTAGTGAGAACGAGAACGACTCTATTCGTTCAGCATTGAATGCGCAACATAAGTACATTCACGATGCTATGATCGAGACGGAGCAAGGTCAATAAATGGATGCAAGGACTGAGAGTCAGATAAGGTACATGGACAGACAGTTTAAGAAGAAGGAGCTCGCGGTAGATATTGAGCGCAAGATAAAAATAGTTGAGGAGCCGCTGAAATTAATTAGTAAAAGAGCGTCCCCTAAGAATAGGAAAGCACCCACTCCTAAAGCTGAACAGTATAATTTCTTAAAGGAGAAGTTGAATATCAAGGTGGCTAAATTAGCGCCAGGTGAGTCAATGTTCTTCTTCACCCCACCAGATACTCCACTTAGAGCCTTCGGCACTGCGGTTAAGAACGCCTGTAAGGACGTATTCGGGGCAGGTGTTGTAGGTACCTCTCAAAAATCCAGAAACGGCGTCTTTATCTACTATAAGTAGATTAAATATGTCCTTTGAAGAGCAAGCGGACAGGGAATACGCATTAAATGTTGGTAGGGATCGTCCTGATCTAGCCTGGATACTGTCCGACAGAGATGTGTGGTACAAGAATCCATTCTACAGCGGTCCACCACAGCCTTACCCTGAAGATTATCAGGAATATTAACTTACGCTAACCATTTACAGAAAGAGATCGTTATGTGGATAATACAAGGTATTGTCTCAAAAGGCGACTATATTTACGCTAAAGTGCCGGACCACCCAAATGCTACTGTGTTAGGCTATGTGTTTCACCACAGAATCATTATGGAAAATAAATTAGGCAGATTACTTACGTCCGAAGAGATTGTGCATCATAAAAATCATGACAAGCGGGATAATAGTGTAGATAATCTTCAGGTTATGGATCGCATCGAGCATATGAGAATGCATGGTTATGAGCAGGGTGTCTTGACTTGTTTATTAGAGTGCCCACAGTGCAAATGCGTATTCGAACGTAGCTACAGACAGGCATTTCAAACAGCCGTTAAGAAATACGGTGTATTCTGTTCTAGGAGTTGTAGTGGTAAATTTTCTAGAAAGGCCCAGTTAGACGGGTTGTCAGAAGAAATGCAGTCTGCAGTAGACAACAATCTTATCGATAAATATACAGTATACTCTCGATAGCTCAGCGGATAAGAGTAACCGCCTTCTAAGCGGTTGGTCGATGGTTCGATTCCATCTCGAGAGACCACATTTAAAAGGAGAAGCAAGTGTCAATCAACAAGATCTACATTTATCAGAAACGTGGTAATAATCTGAGAGATCAGCAGTACGTGGTAAATGAAGAGGTCTCTTGTATGACACTCTTCTACGAGCACCTTAAGAAAGAATTTAAGGATGCAAGGCTTATTCTTGTCAGTATTAACGGAGGAAAATCTTGATCATAGCTTTGGATTATGACGGGACGTACACAGAGGATCCTGGTATGTGGATGGTATTTATAACATCTGCAGAATCTCGTGGACATAGGGTTGTGGTCGTAACAATGCGGTATAAATCTGAAGGCATTGACAAGACCTTAGAAAGCTACATCGGTGAAGAGAATGTGTTTTATTCCTCACGTACAGCTAAGAAACAGTACATGAAGAATATAGGCATTCAGCCTAACGTCTGGATTGACGATCACCCACAGTCTGTGTTTCTTGATGCAGAGCAGATCTGGGGTGTATCTCTTCCTGAAGGACACACTGATTCAAATAATGCTGTAAGGGAATGATTTACTGCCAGCGAGCCTACAGTCTTGCATGGAGGAGGGGACGCATGTCAAAGCGTCAGAACTGTACGGTACTACTTACCTCTGACAGCAGGTATGATAGTGCAAGCTGTTGATTTCAGTATGGTCCTGGGCTACAGGAAATACTAGAGTCGGCAACCTGGATTACATTCGAGAGGCCTGTAATGTGAGACGCATGATGCGCTAACTAAGTGAAACGCAGATTGAGATCAGAACATGTGGCTGTGCACCCTTGAGTGTAATTTGGGTTGTCTGTTTCATAGCGCCCTCCGGGGCGTTATTTGTTAAATAATTTTTTTTTTTTTTTTTTTTGAGCAAGAGGGGACTACAGATGTTGACACAGGATAAAGAAGCTGATGCAGTAATTGCACCATTGTTAAAATGTGGTTGGACTCTCGAGAATGGTACTAAGCATCTCAAACTGTCATCGCCACGAGGTGATCTTATTACTGTTTCTAAAACATCTAGTGATATCCATTACATAGATATGCTTAAGCGAGATATCCGAAGAGTCATGGAACGTGAACTTAAAAAAGGAAAGGTCATATCTCGGAATCGGCCATGTAAATGTGGTAATCCAAACTCACTCGAACTCTACGCTGATTATACAGGTTATTGCTATGCTTGTAAGCAATTCTATCAGCTAGATATAGAGAATGACGACAGCGATGAGGCCACTAAACTTAAGAACTCTATGGGTGAACTGAAAGCATTACTTAGCAAGTCTGCACATGGGATGACCAGGAGAAAGCTGTTAGAAGCCGCAATTAACGCAAAGCTTAGGTTTAATGATAATTCACACTTCGACGACTATCTCCGGTACCTAGTGAACAACTCTGAGATCGAACAGAAGGGTAAGGCACCTAACATTATCTATTATGTGCCCCGGCCTATCAAAGTCAAACAACCTGTAATTCCTAATCCAAAGAAGGGAACTATCACTATGAAGTCTATTAAAGTTGAACCGCCGAAGCCGAGCATTGAAGCTGAGAAACCTAAGATAGTGGAGTCAGTTGAAGTCACTCATATGCTGCTGAATGAGATTCTAGCTGAACTTAAAGCTATTAACATTAACCTATCACGCCCGCAAGAAGAGAAGACACCTCAGCGTCGTAGTAAGGAATTCTGGAGTAGTCTTGTCAAGGATATGAATGTAGGTGAAACAAGGCAGCACATTGTAGCCGATTATGAGATGACACCGTCGTCACTACAGCATGCTATCTCATCTGCTATGCAAACACTGTATGGTAAAGAGAATGTGAAGACGCAGAAGGCACTTGATTTATCCTATATCGAGGGCATTCGACTTAAGTGATGTTTTAGTGTACTCTTTGGCAACAGAGAGTACCTATAAAATTTCACAAAGGAGAGAGTAAATGTTTGATTGGACTAGTCTTACTGTATTACCGACAGCAACTGGAAAGTTTAACCTAAGGTGGTATATTGCTGATGACCGCCCGCAGAGCAAGGTATTTGAGAATATGAGCGACCTTCTTGACTTTATTGAGATGAATTTCTAACATGGCGACCAATACTAAAGTTGAGCATGAAAAGTTTATATCGTGGGCTTGCAATAATGGTGCCTGGAATTTCGAACGCGGTCACAATGTAAATGGAGCTGACACCTACACAAATCCTGCTACACAATTAGCCTGGAGACTGTGGCAAGAGACTATACTCAAGTGTAATGTATGGGAGCGTACTGTAGATGAAGCTCTTGTGTCTGCACATCTCGGAGTCACCTGCGATGAGGATACTTACGAAACTGCAAAGAAAAAGCTTAATGATTTAATTTGTTGGAATATTAAGCTTGATCGATTCATGGCTGAGGTTATAGCATGGTATGATAAGGACAGTAACGAGTTGTATTTCGAGAATGTGGATTGTAAACTTCAGGCTTTAATATTACGAGATGGAGAATAAAATGAGTATTGGGCCTAGTAGGACACAGGAAGGTGTAATCGTATTTAAATCGCCACCTAACAACACAGAGATGCTTAAGATAGCGCCTGATGGCTTTTACGTTCGTGGTGTAAAGGTTCCACTCGAAGATGAGCAGAAGGAAGTTGTTGATGCTATCATTAAATGGTTTCTACTTATGAGGAACACATAATGCGACACATATCGATTGAAGGTGAGGAGATTGATAAGCTTGCTTCTATGGCGATGGAGGCTACTGTTAACGCTATGGTAATGGAGGGTAAGCTCACACTTGAGCAATGTGTGGAGTTCAAAGAGGACCATGTTTGTATCGTAGTAAACGGCAGTCTCTACCATAGAATCATTAAGAAGCTATTTGGGAGAATCGACAATGATTACAAATGTCTTATTGTTAAAGGTATCGCCGCTAATGGTAAACTCTCGGAGGTCAGTACGTGAGTGATGAAAGCTTCGAGACGAGCGGCAGTACCAAAACTATAGACTCTTCTAACTTCGCCGTCAAAGATTCACAGAAGTTTAAGCTATATATCCAAGAGTCGTCTGAATGGTCTTGCTACCTATTTGGCAACAGGCCAGGTGGTCCAGGTCTGATGTATACACCGCGTAAGGGTGGAGAGCCTAATTGGTTTGTTCGATGGATGATGCGAATCTGCTTCGACAGCCTGTGGGTGAAGAAGGAGAAATAATGGAGGACCACAATATGACTGAACAAGAGTTTGAAGCCTTAGCAGATGGCTCCTGGAAGTACGAGATTAAGTCACTTCGTATGCAGGTGAATCGGCTGAAGGAAGCCTCTACATTCGATCACTCCGAGTATAAGAGGCTGAGAAATGAACTGAAGGAGCAACTCGCCGCCCTCGAAGCCGAGAACAAGCAACTGGCAGGTGAATTTGGCAGGCAATGTATTCGCAATTCTGAGCTTATCGTAGAGAATACAAAGTTACGAAACCTGGTAGAATCATGTAGGTCAAGTGTCAAGTTCGATCTTCTGCGCTACGAGAGACTCGTCCTGGATTACACAAGACTAGGTGAAGAAGGAAAAGAACGACTTGGTATCTTCACAGAGGAAACTCAGAGGTTGTACACTCTGATAGATTCAATCGACAAGGTAATACACCTGTGAGAGATCCTTATCTGGTGCCTTCGGGTACTGGGTAAGGGTCTCTCCAACTTTTTTTTTTTTTTTTTTTTTTTTGATTCGAAATGCCACAAGATTACTTAAAGGTTTAATTTTCCAAAGTTCAAGATTTACACAATTATTTTCTATCGCGAAACTGTTAAATTAACCCATTACCGCTCCCCCTGTATTAATCGCTACAGACGTCTGTATGTATGTATGTATCTATTAAGAAGAAGGTATATGTAGGTATAATACAGATGTAGCTTAATGCATTCGTCTACCAATGTAAGCCCCTTCTTTATTATACTTCTTTATTAATAATAATATGTATTAATAACCTATGTATTTAACAATATAGAATAACTAATGCTTTAACCTACAGCATTAGATAACTCAAGGGGAGTTATGTATAAGTACCTTGTATAGTAACCCTATATTGAAAATGAGAAATCAATGAGAAGGTAAATAGGTAGGTTTAAATTGCAGAGTACTACATTGAACACAGCATTAGCAAATACGAATGCTTAAAGTGTTATCTTAATGAAGGCGCTATATAGAAAGCGCGAGCGATTTTCTTATCGGTTTCGGTGTAAGTACTTGATACCGCATTAGTTTTCGAAGTTTATTTACGGGATACAATATGGCTAACGATAAAGCCTCAAGAGATGATGAAATGCCCAGGGTAACTGATCCGAATGTCTCACCTAATTTACGTAGAGGTGGTCCTCTTCCAGGCTTCAAGAAGAAGTACTCCAGAGAATCTATCCGTGCATTAGCAAAGTTAGACTTCGATCCTATACAAAAGATGGTACAGCTGTATCATCGTATTGATGCACAGCTTACAAGACAAGAAGAGCTCCAGGCTATGAAAGATGTTGCAGAGCTGGAGACGGGTAAGCAGGTGAAGAATGGATATTCAGCGATGGCCCACATGGGCTTCGCCACTGCACAAGAGAAATTACTTAACGACTTAATACCTTACCGTTATGCTAAGATTCCTGTGGATGAAGCTAAGAAGGATGATGTGCCACCGCCATTGACTATTGAGTTAACACAAGAAGGTGATGTGTTTGTCATTGATCCTAGCGAAACAGATTACGAAGAAGTAGAAGCCTTACTGAGGGAAGAAGAAGATGTCAATCCGTCTGCACCCCACCCAGAGTAAGGTTTATAGAGATCTATTTGTAGAGAAGAGTGTGAGACACGCTGTTGTTGTAGCCTCACGAGGATGGGGCAAGTCACACATGGCAGCTGTCTCTGCATCTACTGCAGCATGGGAGCTTATGACATTACGTCCTAGCGTCCCTAATAAGAATGTTGTAATAAATGCACCTACCTATTCACAGGTGACTGACGTTTATTATCCTTTGCTAATGTATCAACTTGGATTAGAACGTTATGCTCAAAGTTCCAGCAGAGACCTTGGTAGAATAAAGTTGCCTAATGATGTAGAAATTAAGTTGTTCTCCTACGAGGCTGTAGAGAGACAGCGTGGTACAGGTGTATATTATGCTGTTAATGATGAGGTATCCTCGTGGACTAAAGGTGCTGGCCATAAAGATGCATGGGAAAGTATTATAGAACCCTGTATCTCGACACGTTGGTCGCCTAAGAGAGCTAAACTCTATAGAGCACCTTCTGCAGGTAGATCATTGACAATATCTACGCCTAAAGGGTACAACTATCTATACGATATGTATCACTTTGAAGAGGTAGATCCTACATTCAAGTCTTATCATTTCGATTACACACAATCACCGCTGTTAGATCCAGAAGAAATAGACAAGATACGCCATCGTGTTGATCCTGTATTCTTTAATAGAGAATACCTTGCTAAGTTCGAAGGCTCTGGTAAGAATGTGTTCTATTGCTTTGATCGCAAGATACATGTTAACAAGAATATCGAGCCTATACATGATGGTGAAGATGTTCATGTTGCAATTGACTTTAACGTCGGATTACAATGCTCATCTGTGTGGACAGTTAGAGGTAAGCGTGCTGATTGTCATCACGAATTCAAGGGGCATCCTGATACAGAAACATTAGGGATCGCAATTAAAGCTAAATACAAGGATAAAGGACATCGTGTTATTTGTTACCCAGATCCATCCGGCAATAGTAGAAAGACTTCTGCTCCTGTTGGTGTTACTGATTTTAGCATTCTAAGAAGCATGGGCTTTACTGTGTTGGCAAGAGATGCTGCGCCTAAGATAGTGGACAGTGTGGCTTCTGTGAATAAGCACTTCAAGACCGCAGCTGGTGAGGTTAATGCTTATGTTAATCCACAATGTCAAGGCGTCATAGAGTCGTTAGAGAAGACTGTTTGGGTTGATAACAATCCAGATACTGCAACAATAGATAAATCAGCTGGTATTGAACACTACTCTGATGGTATTCGATACTTCTTTGAATATAAGTTTCCTGTTCGTTCTGGTGGTACTACAGCGAAACGTGGCTTTGGATTCTAATTAGGATTAAAAATGAAAGCATTAAAGATTAATGATGATGTAAAAGTAACTGAGACTGTCGAAGTGCATATCGATAAGCATGATACACCTGCTGTTGATCCTGCACCTGTGATTACCATTGAAGTACAACCCGTCGCGCCTCCTGTTGTAGAACCGCCAAAACCTTCTAAAGATACTGGTGCAGCTGTCTCTGAGCGTAGTAAGGCCGCTGAGATGGTATCTGGTAACTGGTCTATTGTGGCTACTGGCGCTGAGACTATCAGGGCTTACAACAATATGACAGGACGAGTCTACGAAGGCGAAATGCCTGGATTTAAAGCGATTTTGCGAGGTAAATAATGGCTAACGTTAGCGCTTCTGAACCGCTACGTGGTGTAGGTGAGCCATGTAGCTTATATGATAGCATTGCTGAATTATGGAAACGTAGTAGAGCTGTCTGTAGCGGTGAGCGCTATGTTAAAGATTATGACTCTCTGATTGACACTGTCAACTACACTAATCTGCTTATCCCTTTCTCCCCTAACATGACACCACAGCAATATGAATTCTACAAGTCCGAGGCTGAATTGCCTGGTATTGTGAGTACATTTGCTAAGTTCATTGTAGGTGGATTGCTTCGTAAACAGCCTCATCTAAAGCTTCCTGAGAAGGCTCCTGAAGAGGCACAGCAATGGATACTAGATGCATTTACTTCGGATGGTCAACCTTTAGCAGCATTCTTAGATGGCGCTCTGTGGGAAGAAGTACAAACGTCACGTACATGGATCTATGTAGATTACCCTGTTGTGCCAAAGAATCATGGTATGACTAACGCTGAACTTATAGAGCGCTTTGCTCCATTTCCTATCATTTGGCCAGCTGAGAGTATTATCAACTGGAAGACTGAAGTTGTAAATGGTAGGTCACAGCTAACTCGTGTCATTGTGAAGGGTCATTCAGAAAGCTTCATTAAGAATGAATTTCACCCAGAATACATTGAAACAGTATGGGTGCATGAGCTTCTAGACGGTAAGTATCAGATAAGGGTGTTTCAGGCTGAGGTTGATACACAGGCTAAGGCTACAGGTGGATCTGTATCCGCCTCTAACGGTAAGAATATCTCAATGAAGCTTAAAGATACCATCACAGGTATCTTAATGAACAATAAGCCATTGGATTTTATCCCTGCATGGCCTCTTAATGGTTGTATTGACCCTATCGAACCGTCTATTACTCCGCTCGTTGATAAAGAGATTAATCTTTATAACAAGATGAGTAGACGTAATCATCTGATCTATGGGGCAGCTACATATACACCTGTGATTTCCACAGACATGTCTGACGAGGATTTTGACAAGATCGTTGATTCCGGGTTAGGTACTTGGATTAAACTCAATAGAGGCGATACTGCGGACGTCCTGAAGACACCTACAGAAGCTCTTAAGGATATGGAAGCTACTATCGCTAGTGCTATCGATGAGATGGCTAGGTTAGGTGTTAGAATGCTTACGCCTGAGGTGGGTCAGTCTGGTATTGCACTTGATATTAGGAATGCCTCACAGACAGCTCAATTAGGCACGATGAATACTAAGGTTAGCAATACACTAGCTGACATTATAGCATTCATGCTTAATTGGCGTTACAATACTGACTTCAAGTCTTCAGATGTAGAGTTCAATCTATCAGCTGACTTCAATCCTGCACCGCTTGGTGACGCATGGTTACGCCTCGTTACTGAATGGTACAAGGAAGGTCTTATTCCGCGTTCTACTTGGCTTGCTATTCTTAAGCAGAATGATATTGTGCCACCTGATTATGATGATGAGACAGCACAAGATGAGATTAATGCAGATGAATTCATCGTGTCTCTGAAAAAGAAACATGATGCTGAGGCTAATAGAGCAAACTTTGATAATGACGAACAGCCGTTCAAAGATAAGGAATAACTGGTGAATACTTCAAGGGCGCTAGCAATAGTGCTCTTTTTAATATTTATCAAGGAGCCTAAATGAAACAAAATGTGAATACAGCTCTATACGATAATATTGTAGACAGAGCTGCAATGATGAGGTTGTACGAGGAGCGTGTATCTGGTAAGATATACACCATTGTCAATGGCCATAAGACGAAGATAGATGATATCATCTTGCGTAATAAGGCGTCTATGTCACCTAAGATGATGGAAGAGATAGATGTGCTATTAAGAAAGACCTATGGGCAAGCATATAATGTAAGCTCTAGATCTTTACTTGACTTAGTATCCAGCCAAATATCCTACACTTATCAACAGTTGGATAATGCTGTTGGTAAGATATGGCGCACATCTAAGCCACAATATCGTATAGCTGAAGACATTGTGTTAAAGCGTCCTATCTACAATGATGTTACACTGCTCGAAGGCTGGAATACAGTAAGCCTCTCCGAGCGTAAACGATTAGAAGCTGTAATACGTAATGGTATTGCACAAGGGCTAGATGAAAAGGCTATTGCGTTGTCCATACGTAAAGGTAACGTCCTTGATATCTCAATGAATCAGTCATTAGGCTTAGTAAGAACTGCTATGACCTCGGTTCGTTCACAAACAGATCATGAGGTCTATAAAGCTAATGAGAAAGTCCTTAGAGGTTGGCAGTACGTTGCTGTTCTCGATTCTAGAACTACCCCTATTTGCCGTCATCGCGATGGCACTGTGTATCCTATTAGTGATGTATCTCATTTGCCTCCTGCTCATTTTCATTGCAGGAGTACCACTGTACCTATTGTCAAAAGCTATAGCGACTTGGGTTCACTCGAGAATATTGCCCAAATTCGAAAACGTAATCTAGAGGGTCTCACAGCTAAGCAAATCGCTTACTACGACGGACAATCACCACTAAAAGAGTCCTATAGTGAGTGGTTACAACGTCAACCTACTGAAGTCCAGCTTAGACACCTTGGTGATACCACTAGACTGAATATGTTTAGAAGTGGACAGCTTACTGTGGATAAATTCACTAATCCTTCTGGTAAAGAAGTAGGTATTGCTGAGCTTCGCAGAATGACTACCTCAGGTATAGGCTTACCTGGTGATACGATGAAGTTTGCTGCTGCAAAGGAAAGATTAGATGTACTTAAGTTAGGTGCATCAAGGCCTGATGAGATACTTGCATCTACTGAATTGCAGAAGGCACTTAAAGAGTATTACCTGCTGCAGTCTAGGGACTTAGAAGGTACGTTATCACTTACGAACTATAGAGGTAATCTGCTAGGCACTAAGAAAGCTAGTAAGACTAGAATTCTATCTACACCACCTAATGAAGATCAGTTATTATTCAACCCCTTAACGGGACGATACGAGGATAGCCGTGTATTTCAGCCCAATCCTTCAGTATTGAGTAACAGTTATAGGTTAGTTAATGAGAGTGCAGACCTTAAGCAAGCTGATAAAGACTTCATCATAAAGTTTGTAGATAAGCTTGAAGATGAAATGAGTTCTAATGAGAGAGCTGTTGTCACAGAGAATCTTAGAATTACATTTACCAGGTTTAGAAACAATAAAGAGCCTTGGCAGAATCTTAAGGCAGTCCTCAATGGACAGATGAAGTTTGATGTGATGAACGTGTCGGACTTCATGGAGACACAGCTGAGGCGCAATACAGGGTTACTTCAGCGGTTGAAGCAAGATAACTTTCTAGATCCAGTTCTTGGACCTAGCCAACTAGACGAGCTTCATGATGAGTTCCTAGCTAATATAAAACGAAAGAATAAATGGGAAGATAAAACCTTACCGAAGATCGCTAGAGAATTGCGTAACGTGTTGGATAGGAAAATTCCTTTAAAACTATTAGTTCGCCTAGAAGAACCTCAGAAAAAGCAATTCTATCTTAAGTTTGCAAACAGATTAGCTCTGGCAGATGGTCCTGATAGGGATCAGCTCGCTGTAGCAATCGGACGTGATCTCTATAATCTAGCTAACTACAGAGGCAGTAGACAAGAGTGGTGGAAGCTTGGTGTTAAACTGTTAGACGATGCAAAAGGAAAGGGATTCTACGAGTTAGAAACCTTTGGTGTTCAGAAGAGGCGGATGAAGAGTAAGAATAGTAATAAATACTTTGGTCCTGCTTATGATACATTCTCTGTGCATCTTCGTATTGTCGATAAACGCATCCAAGACTACTCTAAGTTAACTAGAAAAGTAGATGTAGGTATCCGTGTCACACCAATCGATGCGCGAAACCGTTTAATTATTAGAGAGGGTTACAAAACGTATTTCATAGACGAAGGTGTTCTAGGTTATTACGATACCCGCATACCTATAACGTCTACAGACTCCTTTGCCGACTTTCCAGAGGCATTAATTGATAAGTCGATGACACAAGCTCTTAATTGGGCAGGTAGGACTGAATATCGTATCGATAATGAGTTCTATGATTTCATCAATAAGCTGATGTTGTTTGAAGACGATAAAGGTCGCGCTAAACATTACAATGAGTTGAATACCTACCGCGAATACATGGTAGAGCGTGGCGATGCCTATGAGCGATTCAAAGTAATGGATTGGCTCAGAAAGAAGAATGCTTCGTTCAGTAATATACCATTCCTAGATCACCGTGCACGTATCTACGAAAGAGGCTTTATTGGGCCTCAATCTGGTGAATCATTTAGACCTTTCTTAAATAGTAAGGAAGCAAAGCCATTCAGTGAAGCTGGATGGAGGAACCTAAATGATCAGATAGGTGGATTTCTAGGTGGACTTTCTGATAAGTTCGAAGGTAGACATAACTCATTATCCGTCACAGGTAGACAGCTGATAGCATCAGAATTACGCCCTGAGATGGTTAAGATTGGTAATCACATTCTACGTGGTAAGCCAGGTGACATTAGAGCTGTGCTGGATTCTAAGTTTGTCCAAGAGATAGATGGTGAAGACCTCGGTAAGGCTCTTAGACTGTCACTTGAAGCAGCTAAAATACATAATTTCCTTGATGGGAAATATGATAAGCTGTCTTTAGCTAAGCTAAGTGATTACAAGATAGCAATAGCTCTTGAGCAGGATGCATCGTCGTCTGGCGCTCAGATCATTGCACTCACAACTAAAAATAAGCAGTTGGCTGAGTTATCTAATGTAGTACCAACCAATCAGAAGAAACGTTTGTACGATGAGATTGCAGCAAGAACCTTCGATGACCCAAGATTCATTAAGCTTAATCAAAAGTTAGGCTTAACGGAAAAAGATCTACGTAAGGCTGCTAAAGCTCAAAACATGGTGACCTTCTACGGAGCAGGTGAACGTACTGGTATTATCAACGTAGAAACTAAGTTGGCTAAAGCATTAGATAAACAAGACTCGACCCTAGTGGTTAAGGCTTCGGATAGAGACACTGTATTAGAGCAGATAAGTGCTCGTGCAGCTAGATTCGAAAGGTTTGATCCTGATACAGCTGCTGAACTTAAGAGTTTACGACAAGACGTGAAGGACATCTTCAATAAAGGTATCGATCCTGGGGATGACATTCTTGAGGAACTTTGGTTCCTTGAACCTAAGACGTATGATCTCGTAGAGAAGATGTCTAGAAATTACAATAAGGTCGTCACTCCTGATGACTTTAAATTAATAGCAAATATAATGAGTGAAAACTTATCTGAAGAAGTCCCTATTCTAAAAGGCTTCACTAAGTTCTTTGGTAGACTAGCAGCTGATTTCCTAACCAGTGCTAAGCCATCGCAATCCTCATTAGACTTTGCAGTTATCGCGAGACAGATGGTATTTGGTAATTACAGCTCTGGTGATAAGTTGTCACCACTAGCAGCCGAAATACTAGGTACTAAAGCATCTGAATCTCTTAGCGAGAAACTTCTAAAAAGAATACCTTGGTTCAAACCTGATAGTACATTCTCTGATATTGTATTCGGAGTTAAAGATCCTATAGATCGTGTAACAGGTAAGAACCTTGGAAAGGTAAAGTTTAAGTTAGGCGATATAGAAGAGAATCTGTTTGGTGGATTCGATGTTTTGCATCCAAATAAATTACCTAAGAACTGGACTAATGTACCTGTAGTTAATTTCGATGGAAAGGTTGTTGAACAAAAGTTCACACAGTCTTTCGAGGAAAAACTATTGTACAAAAGTAAGGATGGTGAGTGGATAACGAATATCGTTCAGGTTAAACAGAAGACCGATCCTACATGGTGGCAAGAGATTAGAAATAAGTCTGATACTATGCAGGATATCGCTGATTTAAACAAAGCTAAGACAGCTTTCGGGGTTAACACTAACCACAGTAACGATGCTGTATTAGTAAAGAAATATCATCTATGGGGAAGAAGGAATAACATAGATACTTCAACTGTTCATGATGCGTTCTTGTCGAACGCTGCTGACATGCTGAAGGCAAGGGATGCACTTAGAGAGATATATGCTGAATCTTTAGAGTCTAACGTTATCCTGCACACACTGAATGAGATGCGTGCAAGAGGTTTGCCTAAGGATCTGTATGACCAATATCTCAATGAGGCTATCGACACAGGACTTATTCCAGTGCCTGGTCGTTCTGTTGTTGGTGGTAAAGTATTGCAAATCGAGGATATCCTCACAAGAGAAGACATTCTGAAACCTATTGAGCATAAGTTCGATAAGAATTTGTACTGGTACGGGATCGGATAATTTTAATCTACTCAGGGAGTGCACCGTGTGTGCTCTCTTGAGAAGTTTTTGGGCCGTGCCCAGGAGATGAAACAAAATGGCTGTAAATCCAAACAAAGAAGACGGTACCCCTAAGACTCCTGAAGAGATTGCTGCGGAAGAGCTTGCAATTAAGAAAGAGGAAGAAAAGGAAAGACTTAAGAACGAAACCGCTGAGGAAAAGATTGAGCGTCTGGCTAAAGAGAAATCTGATGCTGAACTAGCGAAGATCAAAGAAAATCTAGACAAGGCTTACAAAGCACGTGATGAAGCAGAAGCTAAATTAAAGGCTAAGGAAACTGCTGAGCGTGAGGCTGAACTTAAGCGTTTGGAGGACGAAGGTAAACATAAGGAAGCTTATGAGCAACGTCTGAAGGACGAGAAGATTGCCAGAGAAGCTGCTGAGAAGCGTGTTGTTGAACTTACCCGCGACGTGGAAGTTAAAACCGCACTTAGTATTCTAGAATTCAGAAACGAACGAGCCTCACAGATTGCTTTTAAGGAAGTAATCGATCAGCTCGTACGTAATGATAAAGGCGAGTGGATTCATAAGTCTGGTGTATCATTGCACGATTTTGTCAAGTCCTTTGCGGCTGACGAAGATCAAGCCTTCTTGTTTAAACCGAGAACTAACTCTGGAGCTGGTGGCCAAGGCGAACCTAAAGGTGGCCAAGGTGAGCAGTCGAAGAGTACTTCTTTATTTGCTAAATCACAGGCAGAAGTCATTGCGATGGCTGCTGCAGGTAAATTCTCTCGATAATAACAAGGAAACAATATGTCCGCTACAAAGTCTATTACCGGTGCAACTGACACCGTTCTGCAAGAGGCAATTGGTGCTTATGCTGATGAAGCTTACACCAATGCTAAGAAACTGGTTGGTACCGGTATCGCTGTCTCGAACCCTGAGATTAACGTTGACACCGAGACCTATATTGGTCAACTTCGCTGGAGAAAGCCGCTGAATCCCACTATCAACGTTGCGTCGATCTCCGATAGCACCGCTGGTACTAAGACTACGCAAGACAGCGAGTTCCTGAAGTATGTTAAGACCGTTCGTACGCATGGCGCTGAGAAGGTCAACATGAAGCAAGTTGTTACGCAGGAAGATGGTCTGGCCAAGATTGGTCGCGACTTCTCCGAGACGCGTACTCAAGACGAGCATAACGCTCTTCTGGCTGTGCTTAAGGGTGTTGCTATTACCGAAGCCCTTAATGGTGCTGGTAAGGCTCAAGGCGCTAACGGTCTGGGTGGTCAGACGTTTGATAACGACCCGACTGACAAGAAGTATGGCTTCTACGTGGATCTGGGCTCGGCTAAAGCTGTTGTCGATGCTACCGCTATCATTCAAGGCGCTGCTCGTGCCGAAGGCTTCCTGCAAGCTATGGGTAAGGGTTGGAAGGATTACGAACCGTCGTACGCCTACCTGGTTACTAGCCCTGAAGTTATGGCCTCTTTCCGCTCCGCCAATCTGGTGGATCAGGATAAGGTTAGCGAAGCCGGCGTTGACTTCCAGACGATTTTCCAGGGTAAGTTTCGTCTTATCTTGACTAGAGCCACTCAGTCGATGTCTAGCGCCGAGCTGACTAAGCTGAACACTGGTCCTGGTGTTGATATCACTGGTACGAAGACCAGCTTCATCGTGCTGCCTGGCTCGATCAACTTTAACGCTCTGGCTGTTCCGACTCCGGTCGAAATGGCACGTTCGCCTTCCGCCTACAAAGGTGGTGGTACCACTGAAATTTGGTATCGCTGGGGCTACATCGCTCATCCGGCTGGTTACACCTGGGCTGGTAGCGAAGATGCTTTCGCGTCTGATGCTGACTACAAGGAAGTTGTGGAAAATGCCGCTTATGTTGCCCTTACCGCCGCTACTGACGGTCTGGTTACTGGTACTCCGGCGTACGTGCAAGGCGTGTGGCAGCGTAAGTATAGCTCTGCTCTGAGCCTTGGTATTCTCCCGGTCTTCCACTCGTAATGGTGTAGCTTATGGCATTAGCTAAAAGTACTAACTCATACGTTACTGTCGAAGAGGCAGATGCATACTTCGCTGACAGACTCGACGTTGTGGCCTGGACTGACGCGTCCGAGACGCAAAAGGCTCAATCTCTGGTTACTGCTACCAGCATTTTAGATGAGTTAAACTGGACAGGCTATGCCGTAAGTGAAGATCAGCTATTAGCATTCCCACGCTATGGTGACTACTTCGACCCTAAATTAGGTATGACCGTCACGTTAGGCGATGAGGTTCCTCAAAGAATCATCAAGTCGACTTACGAGTTGGCTTATCATCTGCTTAATAATGATGGTCTGTTGGATGACACCGGTGGTGTTACCGACATCGAAGTAGGCCCAATCAAGCTTAAGAATGTTAAGAGTGTAAGTATGATCCCCGGTGTTGTATATAACATGATAAGACCGCTGCGTAGTATAGGAGGGGCTGGCAGTAGAACTGTCTGGAGGGCAAACTAATGAGTTTACGCTCTACAGTAAGATCTAATGTTAGGAAAGCCTTCTCTGCTATTAAGGACTTAGCCATAGATATTACGTTGCAGCAGAGTGATTCTTCTAGCTTCAACTTCAGAACAGCTAGTGCAGAACAGACAGCCGTTGTGTCTACTGTAATAAAAGGTGTTGTGATTGAAAAGAAAAGAGACAAACGCGAGATACAAACGAGTGAGGCCAATACTTTAAAGGCTGAAATCATTGTTATCACAGCTGACATCTCCGATTTGACAATCTATGATACTGCTGTCTTTGAAGGTAAGAGTTGGAAGGTCATTCAGCCTGTAAAGGACAATGGCTATATTGTGGTTTTAGATGTGGCGAGGACCAATTAATGGGTAAATACGCCGATATACAAAAAGACGTCTTCTCAATCTTCAAGACAACTAGATGGACATCGAAAAATATCGATACCTTCCCATCTAATTTCATTGGAGAGGCTGCTGGCGATTACATTAGGGTACACATCATTTCGGGTGGTAAAGGGGTTAACATTAACTCCGTTTCCGGAATACTAAATATAGACATATTTGTGTCTGCTGGTAAAGGACCTAACAAGGTCACTCAGATAGCAGATACACTAGATACCTTTCTAGTGGGAGAACACTTGTCTACGGGCAGTGGTGTCACACAGATAGGTGCTAGTAACTTGGTACTTAGTGGTGCGGACAGAGATAATCCATCTTTGTATCGCGCTATTTACTCAGTACCTTTTAACTATTTCACTTCTGGAGTCTAAGCTTTATGGCACATATCACTTCTATTGGCGCTGGTATCTATTCGACGCTGGCAATTCACTTCGGTACGAGTGCTTCGACCGACGTGGCTCTTCCGGCTTCGCCGACTGTGTACGGTTCGTGGGATGACAAGTTCACCACTGCGGCTGATACGGCGAGTGCTACTCAGTTCAAACTGATCAACAACATTCGTGAGTTCCCGTCTATCGGTACTCCTCCGAATATTGTTAACGTACCTGTGTACGGTCAAGCTCAGTCGCAGCAGGTTCAGGGTCAATCTGACGCCCCTAACCTGGAAGTAACGATTAACTACGTCCCCGCTGATTGGGCTGCCGGTACGATTCTTGGCGATGCGGTTGCTGACGGCGTGATTCACGCTTTCCGCTTTACGCTGGCTAACGCTGATACTAACGGCGCTGATGGCTCTGTTGGTGCGTCGGTGATGACCGTGCCGAATACCCAGTTCTTCTGGCTTGGTAAGATCGAAGCTCTGCTTGTTAACCCGCAGCTGACGGATGCGAATACCGCTACCCTGACTCTGTCGGTGCAGTCTGACTTCTACGGCGCTTTCACTACGGCCTAATAGCTGATGTTTTGAGGGGTTATGTACCGGTACCACTAACTTAAATATCTGAGTACCATAAGTCTCAGTGCCCTCAATATCAAGGATAATAATGGATAATATCGAAAACGACAAAGATAAGCCTTTTACTCAAGGCTACGTCCTTCGAATTACTGCCAAACATATGCGTCGTTTTATTGATATTAGTATCAGAAAGACGACTGCACGTATTGCAGAATTTGAAGGTGATCAAGTAAAATCGTCTGAAGTCTTCCGTACGTTGACAATTCTTCATGGTTTGCGAAAGCAACTAGATGAATTTCAGCTTATTCACAAAGAAGCTTTCAAGGCTAAATAATCATGTTAACAATTGAGAAAGATAAAGAAATTATGGAAAAGCGTGTATTCAAAGCAGCTCCTGGCAAGAAAGTCAAATTCATGGGTGAGACCGTGGAGATTTTCAAGCTGAGCACAAAGCAAGTTATCGAAGTTCAGAAGCTTGCTAAAGAACAAGATAATTCCACAGACGATGCTGGCTTGAAGATGCTTGAAGTGGTCATTAAGCTTGGTGCGCCTGAGATGGCTGAATTTACGTCTGAGGAATTGCAAGAATTTCCGCTGGATGACTTGTCCAGTCTATCTGCTGCCATCATGGAATATTCCGGGCTAGCAAAGGCGGGAAAGTCGAATTAAGCGAAGAAGATATAGAGCTATACGAACTAGCCTATACTCTTCGCTGTTCCTTTCAAGAAGTCTGTGATATGCCGTACACAGAGTTTAGAGGTTGGCAACTGTATTTTAAGGATAGACCTGTTGGATGGCGTGAGGACTATCGAGCTGCGTTACAAATAGAAGCTGCTGGAGCAAAGATCTCCAGGGATAAATTATTCCCGTCGCTAGCTGCTATTAAGGGTAAGAAAGGTGATAATGGCCTTAAGAACTCAGCATTGTTTAGAAAGATGCTTGGTGCAAAAGGCGGTGAATCTCTGACATCAATAGTAGGGGATGCATAGTGATTAAAAATCTAGAATATGAGATAGGCAAGCTTCGAGATAAGCTGAAGAAAGCTGGATCTGATAAGGTAGCCATCACTATGGTCGCTCTGCTAGCTGACTTGAAACTGGCTACACCAGTAGATACAGGTCTAGCACAGGATAGTTGGAAAGTAACACCACAGGGTGATGATAGATTTAATGTTAGTAATCCTGTCCCGTATATAGATGAGCTTAACGCAGGTAGTTCAAAACAAGCTCCGCCATTTTTCGTAGAGAAAGTTGCTTTAAAATACGGAAGACCCGTCGGAAAGGTAACAAAATAAGACCCCTGATGGCATTATGTCATCGGGGGTTATTTTTGGAGAATTAAATGTCAATAGAATTAGAAGTATTAGTTGATGGAAAGAAAGCTAATTCTACCGTTGACAGATTAAGAGCTAAGTTACGTGGATTGGATAACGTAAATGATATAAAGCTTAAAGTCAATGCTGATGAAGCACAAAAGAAAATCGATAAGCTGGGTCAGTCCACTACCAGTTTCAAAGAAGGTTTAAAAGGCAATAAGGCAGAGGTCGCTACTGGAACCGCAACAGCTAATGTACAAAAGCTCGGTAGAGAAGTAGATAAGGTAAAGAATGCACTTAGAAGACCTACTAACTTTACTGCTGACGGTCTTGATAAAGCCTCTGGACAATTACAGACGTATTCTAGATCTGTTTCAGAATTCTCATCTGTTACTGAGAAGGCGAGTAAGTCGACTGGTGGATTAACTAATACCTTGCTTAAGGTGACTGTCGCCTCCGGTGCAGCTGCCTCACTAGCTATATTTTCAGATATCTTAACCAATATCGATACGAAGATTAATTTAGTTACAAATTCCACTACTAAGTTCGCTAATGCCTTCAGAGATGTAACTCACATTGCAACGGCTACTCGCACACCATTAGCTGATATTGCAACACTGTACACCAAGATTGCCCAAGCTAGTGACACACTTGGTGTGAGCCAACGTGAGGTTGCTAGAGTGACTTCTACTATTGGCAAGTCATTAGCTGTGTCTGGAACCACAATGCAGGAAGCTAGAAGCGCTATCTTGCAGTTAGGCCAGGGTTTAGCATCTGGTATCTTAGCTGGTGAAGAACTTCGCTCAGTGTTAGAGAATGCACCTGCATTAGCCAGGGCAATAGCCGAAGGAATGGGTAAGGCTATCGGCGACCTGCGTAAGATGGGTGAGGAGGGTAAACTTACTGCTGATGAAGTGTTTAGAGCAATACTGAGTCAGGCCGATGTAATGGACTCTAAGTTCAAGAAAGTTGGTGTTACATTTGCACAGGCTTTCCAAAATGCTCAGACATCTGGACTTCTGTTATTCAGAGCTATATCTAATCTATTCTTTTCTAGCTCCGGCGGCCCAGCTGAACAAATAAACAATATGGCCGTAGCCATGGGTAAGTTCGCTGAAAGAATTCAGCATTACGCGTCTGTGTTCGAAATTGCGATCATAGACCTTATGCTGGATACGATCAAATTTATCCAAGATTTACCAGCTATTGCCAGGAATGCATTCGAAGCTATCAAAGGTATGATGAATGGTCTCTTCGATTTTGAACAGTATAAAACTAAGTTCAAAGAGTTGTTGACATTTTTGCCTGACCTGTCTTCTGTGAAAATGTGGGCTGCTAAAGTAGTTGCTGTATTTGTCGCAGCGGGAGTATTAATAGGTGGTGTATTCAAAGATATTTTTGGAGGTCTATCCTCCAGTATCGATAAGATTACAACAAGCTTTTCCAAAACACTTACTACCATTAGAGCTTATCTGAAGGATTTAAAATCCAGAAGTGCTGTTGAGAAAGTCCCAGAGAAAATCGGTCGCGGACCTGGCAGAGTTTATTCAGACTCAGAAATGTCTGATCGTCGTGGTTTCACGATGGTTGGGGTAAACAGTGGCGTTAGAACTGTCGGATTGAATGGCGCACAGGGTCAAAAGGAAACTCCTTTCTTATCCTTCATGGATGCTGTTAAGTCCAACTATGCAGAACTTGTAGATGTTATGAAGTCCATAAAGAGTTACTTCTCGCAGAAGTTCTCATCTGTTATGGATAGCTTATTATCTACCAGCATAGGCAGGTACGTCTCGATGTTCATAGCTGATTTCAAAGACTGGTTCGCTAAGTCGGATGCCGCCTTTATTCATACGCTGAAACAAGTCTTAGGTATACAAGATAAGGTTAAGTTCAAGTATGAAAAGCTAGGCAGGATGGTTGATTCTGACCCAGATGGGCAGGTGGCGAGAGGTCCAAAGAAGGGCAGAGAGTCGAGAGCGTTCGGCCATGATGCTTTCAATGCATTGCCATCTAGCTTTCAAGTTCCTGTATTTGCAGCCCTAGCCACAATGGTTGGAACAGCGTTACATCTTCTGTCTAAGAAGTTGATACCTATATTCGGCGAAAAGCTACCGATGTTTACCTTCGGTGTATATACAACTGTACTGTTGTTATACATGGAAAAGATACTGGATAAGCAGCTGGTTGCAGATGCCTCTAAGCGATTAGTCGGTGGATTCAGAGAATTCGTAGATATGATCGTAAAGGGTTTCCTTGGGAAAGGAATAACAGGTAGTGCTGGGTTAATTGGTACACTTACTGTTATTGCCAAGTTAGCACTGCTATTTGAGAAAGGGCGTGAGATAGCGCTAGGCGCATTGAAGACGATAGCGACTGGCCCTACTAGACTTGCGCAAATCGGCACAGACAAGATTACGCAACAAGTGTTACAAAACAGATTAGCTAATGCTGACTTAAGAATAGCTAATGCTAGACAAAGTAATCCAGCTGATCTAGCTGCAGCCACTGCTAACAGACAGGCAGTTAATACACAGCTGAAGGACTTGAATAAAACATTGGCAGAAGCTTCTAAGAATGCGAAGGCCGGACTGATGACTTTAGGTGGTGGCATCGGTGGCACGGCGGGTACATTCGCTGGCTACCAAATAGGTGTCGAAATTGTCAAAGGTATGGGTGAATCATCTGAATGGGCAAAATATGGAACTATTATCGCATCCGCGTTAACTGGGCAGGCGATAGGCGCTTTCATAGGCGTAGCAGCTATTCAGCTTACAGCGTTATTCTCCAGTGCAATTCTAGCCGGTGTAGGTAAAGCTGTTGCATTCCTATTGCCAATTCTGACAGCGCCTATCACTTTGTTTATAGTTGGTGTCGCGGCATTAGTACTTGCTCTGACCAATTGGGATACGCTGGTAGGGGCTGTAAAAACAGCCTTTACATTCGTGAAAGAGAATGCGCTAGACCCGTTTGTAAATAAGATGGGCGAACTCTGGGAGAATGTAAGTAAGAAGATCAAGGAGCATATAGACGCTCTGACAAATGGTCCTCGTAGTTTCGTCAGAGACACTCTCAAAACTGATACCAAAATTCCTGGCACAGATAGCACAGTAGGTGATCTCGGCTCTTTTGTTGGCGGTGGGTTGATTGGAACCTGGGTGGCTGTTAAGCTTCTAGCTACACAGCTTGGGACTACAACGTTGTCATCCTTGTCATCTATGGGTGTATCGCTTAGGATGATATTTCAAAATATAGGCCCACTGCTTAATGGCTTATTTTTAGAACTTGCCAAAGAACTTAGACAAGCATTTGGTATAACGTCACCAATAGTTAGAAATCTCATAACAACCTTAGGTATCGCTCTAGGTGCTGTTGCTGCTGTATTCTCCTCTCCAGCTGTTATTGCTGCTGCCGTTATAGCTGCGAAACTTGCTGTGGCTGCTGGTATTGGATACCTGATATACAAAGCATTACGCTATGCTTCTGGTACAGACCTGCCACAACAGACTGAATCCGCCAAGGTAAATCAGATTCCAGCGAACGCTGCCGGTGGCCCGATACGTGGCCCTGGAACAGGTACTTCTGATAGTATCTTAGCTAGATTGTCTAATGGTGAGTTCGTTGTCAATGCAGCAGCTACGGCGAGACATAGAGGTTTGCTGGAAACTATCAACAACGGTGGATTACCTGGGTTTGCCAAGGGCGGGTATAACAGCTTCTATCAGAACGATAGAATGGCTGCTAAACTGCCGAATGGTAAGCAGAAATATGCACCTGAAACTACTTCATTCGACCCTCGTGCATTAGCAATGGCCATTTCAGCTGCTAGACAGAACGGAGTTGCCATTTCTGCGGAAGATGCAAAGGCATTATTCACCAACGCTCTTACAGAGAATCGTCTTGACTATGGTGTCAATCTATTAGAGGGTAAGGTAGGTTCTGTCCTAGAGAGAGGTGTTAAGCCTGAGTTTGTAGAACCGTTAGTTCAAGCCTCCATCAAGAAGTACGGAGATTTGATACTACCATCTATGATACCTAGTATAAGGAATCTTTGGAGTAAGGCATCGGTTTCTGATGCTGATCCATATGGTGCACAGCTTCTTGTAGAGGAAGCTATGAGTCTGATTGGAGTAAATCCACTTGGTCCTCCACAACGCCGTTATAGAAGAGATTTTGATTTACCATTTGCGCAAGATATTGCTGGGAAATTAGGTGTATCTAATCTGATAAGAAAGTCACTTGGGGCATTTGGTGATATACACGAGTTGGATAGTTTTAGTAGTGCTCTTAGTTATATTGACGACGGTCGAAACACTTTAGATTCCTTACATACGTTCAAAGCTAATACTTATCTATTCCATACGTTGCTAAAGATGCGAGAGAGCAGAAAGAGCAGTATAGCCGATACAATCCTATCTGGTCGTACTAACGGCAATGGTAGTGTCAGAGATTCTGATGGTAGATTAATAGCTAGTTCTAGTAATCACGTTAGGAAAAATCTTGCTGTAGATAACGCCGCTAACGCTGATTTATTTAATTACTTCGAAAAGTTACATATCTTTGGTACACTGGATGCTCGCGACAGAATGCTTAGAGGCTTTCAGACAGGCGGTTTTATAGACTTTGATAGTCTTTACGGTGGACTAAATTCTGATGTCAAAGGCGCTGGCCTGAAGAGACTACTATCAGGAGATGCTTTCGAAGGAGGCTACAGCTTCGGCGACAAGATGATTGCCTATCCTAAGTTCGGAAATAAGGGTAGTCAATTAGAAAATGAATTGAAGTATATTATTGGTCGCCACGAATTTGGGCATCATGAACTACTGAGTAATCGTAAAGCGTTGGGCATGAGTAACTATATCGCTGACGCATCCTCCAGAATAGGTGGTGCCAGAATAGATGAAGAATACCTTGCGTATATGCATACTATCGCAAACGCTCCATTCCCTATAAGCAGTGATGGCAAGTCATTCATGGCACTAGCAATGCGTGCTTATATATCGAATCTGACACAAGAGACAGCCGGTGAATCTAAGTTTCTGGATGATGCCTGGGATTTCGCAGATGATGCTACATTCAATGGATCTAAGAACCCATTCAGTATAATGAGCATCGCTATGTCTGATGAGATGGTAAGACTGATGGCTGATAAAGGTCCGATGTCACAGACACTAAGGCATGCTGCTGGTGCACTGATGCTGGGCACTAAGTATAGAGATCTTGTACCCGCTCAATACAATCCTGATCCATCGATATACGGTAAGCCTCAGCATTTCGAGGACAATCCTAGATACAAAGCTCCTAAGTTTAGGCAAACTAAATTTAAGACACCATTTGACTTCTTTGAATGGATGCTAAGGGGTAATGAGGGTAAAGATCCTGAAGGTTATGCTGCTGGTGGATCTATTAGAGGCGCTGGAACTGGTACATCAGATAGTATTCTCGCTAGGTTGTCTAATGGTGAGTTTGTTGTCAATGCGAAGTCCACTGCCAAATACCAGGGTCTGCTTGAGGCAATCAATAGTGGTGCAGGGCTACCGGGCTTTAGTGAAGGTGGAAAGGCGCTATTCGAACGTACATATCGTACATCTGCCGAACGTGTCGGTAATACACTGGGTGTAAGTCCAGATGTGATTCTTCGACATTGGGGTCTTGAGACTGGTTATGGTGCAAAGATTGTAGGCAATAATCTTGGCAATATGATTGCAGTAGGTAATCAACCGTTCGTGACGCGTAGTGATAAAGATGCTAAGGGCAATCCTATAAAGCAGAATTTCAGAGTCTTCAAGGATATAATCGAATTTGAGGAAGAGTACTCAGGTTTGATTCAGAGACGCTATAAAGAGTCTCTAAACGCCGAAGCTGATATGGTCAAGTTTGCTACTGGTTTGCAGAAAGGCGGCTATGCTGAAGATCCAGCCTACGTAGAGAAGTTTATTGGCAGACGATTAGGTCCGAAGGAAATAGAAGGGATGGTTCCTTCCAGTGGAGGAAGTCTTACAGACAGAGCATTAGCAGCTTTCAATAAGGTAATTGACTCTATGGGTCTGGGTGGTATCAGAGACCGCATTCTCAATGCTATACGTTCAGCTTTCGGTAAGACGGCTGATGAATCTAGTAATGCTATTCGTGATGCCATGGGTAATATGGAATTAGATAAAGCGAATGGCGTTATACAAGATGCATTGGAGTCCACAGGCTTTACCACATCTATAGAAAAGATAGCTGCACTTGGGGATGCCGAGCGAAGCGAACTTGTAGATACTCTAGATAAATACACCAAGATAAGAGATAAGGTTGTTGCATATAGAACTGCAGAGGCAGGTTATGCCGCAGAGACTTCGGAAGCTAGACGTGAGATATTAGGTAAAGTACGTGATGAAGCTGCAAAGGCGCTTCAACCGTTTGGTGGTATCTTTGGAGCTACGGAGTTTCTCAGAAAAGGTGGTCCTAGGATTGATGATATCCTTAATGCCAATGCATCTCCAAAGGACGCGTTAGTACCTAATGAGACAAAGGGCGGATTCTCTAAGAAGCTTGACAGCATGAATTTCTCTGAGGCTGTTATACAGACATTCGCTGGTAGAGGCGATAGCGAATTCAGAGAGATGCTGAATGGCTTTACAAAAGAAGTAGCTGATGGTCTTGATGAGTGGACTGAACAATCTATTGAGTATCACCTTAATAGGTTCGAAGAGGCTAGGAACGCTATTGATGCTGAAGAGGCTAAGCCAGGTGGTGGTGATAAGCGGATCATCTCTTTGAATATGCGAAAGCAGAAATCAGCAGAGAAGACTGTAGGCCCACAGATAGCTAAGGCAGTAGGCGAGTCATTGGCTAACATTAAATGGGGCGTCTTCATTAAGCCTGAAGCTAGAAACCTCGGTATATCACTTGCGTCTGAATTCACTTCACAACTTTCACAAAGTATGTCAGAAGTATTCAAGGGTAACAAGAACTGGTTCGATGGTCCGGAATCGCTGATTAGGGGTATGTTCAATAATTTCACTAATAGAATTATTGAGGTATCTGTTGATAGTTTCGTTAAAGCCTTCATGAAAGGTACTATTGAAGGATTCATCGCTAGATATATGGCCAATCAAGCTCAAAGCTTTACTAATATTGGTAGAATCTTTGAATCCAAGCAGGGGCCTGGTTATGAAGGTATTGGCGGGTACTTCAAAGGTATTAAAGATAACTTCAACGAATTCATATTAGGTGGGAAGAATTCTACTACAGATGGAAGTGAAGCTACTGACCTACTACAGAAGAACCTAAAGAATCTAGGAGCTGTACTACCTGACTCCGCTGGTTCGCTTACTGAATCGTTACAATCTACACCTATCGCTTTGAAAGAAGTAGTAGATTCTGGTAACACAATCAGATCTAAGTTATTCTCAGCAGAAAATAAAGTATCCGAGCAGATGTCTGCTGTAAATTTAGATGCACAAGCTAAAGTATTAGATGCAGCTGCTAATACAAATGCTGGTGTACTAAATGATAATAATAACTTCTTCTTTTCCTCTTTATCTAGTGCTTGGCGAGATCTCGGTGGTATTTTGAAGTCTGCTTGGGGTGATCTCAAGAGCATCCTCACATCAGCCTGGGATATCATTAAAGGCATATTTACAGGTGGATCTACAGCTCCAGGAGGTGGAGGCCTGTTAGGTGGAATCGGTGGTCTGATATCTGGTGCCAAAGAATGGTTTACAGGAGATACAGCTGGTGGTACGGCGGCAGGTGCTGCAGTATCGACGCCTATAGCTCCTCCAGATATGATCATAGAGATTCCAGAATGGCAATGGGACTTTGGATACGGGATGGCTAGCGGCGGTAGAGTAAGTGGTGCTGGTACCGGAACCTCTGATAGTATAGCAACCATGCTTTCTAACGGAGAGTATGTAATAAATGCTAATTCTACAAAGAAGTTCTTACCACTACTTGAGTCTATTAACAACGGTTCTTTCAGACGTTTCGCAGAGGGTGGCTTAGTTGCAGGTGCATTAGCTGTAACGCCCGCAATGGCATCTATTGATTCAAGTAAGAGGATGGATGAACAGAAGTCTCAACAGGTGTTCAATATTAATATCACTGGCGATGTATCTCGTCAGACACGCTCTGAGATACAAAAGATGATCCCTCAAATAGCGACAGGTGTCAACATGCACAACGCTGAGAAGGGCCGTAGATAAGGTAAACAAGGGGAGCGATCCCCTTGTCCTTTCTTAAGGACACTATATGAAATATGGGATACTAAAAACAAGTACAAATACCGGACAGGATTCCGAGTTACAAACAGTATTCGTTGCACCATTGTCTATTACAAGTAACCAACCTGCTTATGTGCAAGATATGCTGAGCCTACGTAGAGTCACTGGTTCGCAGAATGTGCAAAGGTGGGAGATCGAAGCAAATGTGCACCCTGAAAACGGGACTACAGGATTTCTAGTGCATAGTGTTAAAAATGGGGCTTATACTCCAATATACGTTCGTATGCCGCAGGTTCCTAATCTGACTACATCTGCTGACGGAATCGTTGTAAACGGTACAGCATCTATTGGTGCTAGTACACTGAATATCACTGGCGCATCCGCAATGGTTCCTGGAGAATTCATTAAATTCGCTAATCACTCCAAAGTATATATGGTTACCGATGCAGGCGCTGCTAGTGCTAACGTTGGAATAGCACCTCCATTAGTATCAGCATTAACCAACGGTGTCGCAATAAAAACAGGTGGAAACGTTACCTTAACAGCCTTGTACGAAAAAGATGTTGCATTAGGTATAAAATTCACAGATGGTATTCTTAGCGATAATGGTTCAGTGAAACTTGTGGAGGCACTATGAGATCGATAAGTGCTAATGCCACTACACTGCTCGCGTTAGATAATGTGTCATTCGCTTACCTAGTGCATGTTATTGCACCTACTGAAACTCTGCTAGATACTACAGCTGCAATCCCTATAACGGTATCTGGGCTTGGTGTGACGTTTCAAACAGGCAATGGCTTGAGTATGGTCGAGGCACCGAAGTTATCACAAGCTGTCGATAGAGAAACTTATAAAATACTATATGTGGATCCTAGTTTCAGTAAGCGTCAGTTATTTGAAGACGGTGTAGTAGGTTCTGAAGTGAATATCTATGTGTGTTTCCTTAATACCACTAATGGTACGTTAGGTGGTGCAGCACCTGGACAATATCTAACTGATGTAGCTGACCTGATAATCGCTTACTCAGGTGTTATTGATACAACTGGGTATGCTGTAGAACCTGAAGAAGGTACTGCAGTAGCTACGCTAGAGTGCTCAAGTCCTATGGCAGCATTAAATCTCACTAAACTGTTTATGACCACAAAGGATGCATTACGTAAGATTAACCCTGACGACAGTGCTTTCGATCAGGTAGGACTCACATCATCGAAGACGGCTTATCTATGGGGTAAGGCATAATGTTACCCGCTAAGTTAGAAACGCAACTAACATTCAATAGCCTCAAACCTTTGAACGAATTCAGACAGTTGAAGCTCACTGATAATATAGAAGACTCTATGTTGAAGATAGAGAGACTCGAAGCAAGCATGCCTAAGAATGATCTTCAGCCGTCTCACTATTACGGCAATAATGTGTATGTCAGGGAGATATTTTTTAAGGCAGGTACGATAGCCACTGGCATTACTCACCGACACGATCACGTCAGTATCATGATAAGTGGTCATATGACTATATGGACACCAGAAGATGGAGTCCATGATGTATTCGGACCGCATATTACCGAAGTTCGTCGTGGTATGAAACGTGCGGGATATGCACATAAAGATACACATTGGGTGTGCGCATTTGGAGTACCGAATGAATTACCGAGAGATGAAATACTTGATTTCCTAAAGTTCGATAGATATGCGGACTACCTATCCTTTCTCGACGAAGATGTTAAGCTCTTAGAAAGGAGTTTATAATGGTTGGTATTGTAACATCGATAATAGCAGCGCTTAGTACTTCTATTGTAGTTAAGATTGCTATGGCGGTAATCTCATTTGTGCTATCAGCTGTATTTCAGCAGAAGCAAGCTGAACAGCAACGTGAGAAGCAAAGAAAGATGCAAGAAGAGGCGGAGGCAAGAGCTGATGCTGCAAAGGGTATCAAGATTGTTGCAGATAGTGAGGCAATCTCACTGAGTGTAATCTATGGTAGACAACTGGTAGGTGGAAACAGGGTGCATCATGTCACACTTAACAACTATTATGCCAATGCACCAGACGAATCCGCAACTATATTCAAAGCTAGCACTTCTTTAGACTCTAATATATCTGGCTCAAAGCATGAATTTTTATTGACGCAACAATCATTATGTTTCGGTGGTATCAATGCTGTATACGCTGTTGACATCGATTCAAAGAAGATCAATGGTGAGTATGTCAATGAGTTCAATGAAGTTCAATATAACATAGATCCTAATGCGGTACCCTCTGGCGTCACTAAGGTAGATCCATATACACATGGTGCTAAGGTAGCAGTGTATAAAGATGGTAGTATGGCTGATCCCTGGATGACTGCAAATGACTCAACAAGAGAAACTGCAGAATTCACCAACGTAGCCTATGCTACCTGTGCATATCGTATTAACAGAGACGATCCTCAATTTGGTGGTCCTCCTACTGCTCAGTTCTATGTAGAGGGTATGAAGGTTAAAACCATCGAGGGTACGGCGGGTTCTAGAACGCTATCAGCTGGTAAAACTTATTCTAATAATCCAGCCTTGTGTCTAATTGATTATCTCACTAATTCTCTATATGGACGTGGACTGTCTGTAGACAAACTAGATCTCGATTCATTCTATGAAGCTTATATTCTATGCGAACAGGTTGTTGATACGTCTTCATTAGAGGGTTCTATCTGGAGAGCTAAGGGTGGTACCAGACAACTCCACAAGTATGAGTGTAATATAGCATTAGATTCTAGGAAGACAATACGTGAGAACGTAGAGATACTCTTAGAGTCAATGCCTAATTGTGAATTCGTGTGGTCAGGCGGTAAATATAAGTTACGCGTGCAGTATCCTTACGTTTATGAGACAGGTGTAACTTACCCTGTTGGCGCAGTTGTACAACAAGGTTTGACATTATCTAGAGCAGTTAATTCAACCAGTGTCTCACCTGATACGCCAGCACAGACCGACTGGGTGGACGCTATTGATGTTTATCTCACTGATGACGATATAATTCGAGGTGATGAAAACAGTATAGTGTGGCCTAATGCACAGTCACGATTTAATTACTGTACTGTCCGTTACCTGAATACTGCAAAAGACTATACAGAAGACACCGTTTCATGGCCTGAGCGTGACAGCGCTGCTTACATACAGTATCTTGTAGAGGATAGTAATCAGGCACTGGAAACTGAAGTGTTTGCGTCTCATGTTGATTCGTACAAGTTAGCATTAGCACATGCTGAACAGATTGTAAGACTAAGTAGAGTATCAACTACATATACGCTACCACTGAATAAGAATTATTTCAAGCTAGAGCCTGGCGATATAACTAAAGTCACATCTGATGTATTGAATATTCCAGGTGAAATAATCAAGGTAACTGAAGTCAATCCTAACGATAGATCAATACAAATATCCGGTGTAAAATTCGATGCAGCTGCTTTAGCTTGGAATGCTAAGGACGATGAAGTAGTAGCAACTAGACATCTATTTAGAGAGGCTCTTGCTCAAGTATCTAATCTGGCGTATGTGCCAAATAGTACATATACTTCGACATCACCTGGGTTAATTACTTGGACGGCTGAAAGCGATGGTCGTGTAAACAGTTTTGAGATATTAGCTACCACTACGCCTGTGGACGACATAACGATATACACAGAGTGGCAGACAGTAGGTACATCAGGTGGAACTTCCTTCCAGTTGCCCACAGATTTAGTAGGTGAGCAGACGATAACAGTGGTTCCTAGATCAGCAGACGCGAGAGCTTCACAGACGGAATGGCCGCTGATATCGACGGATCTTACTAATAGGTTGTTCGATACTAACGTCTATGTTACTATCTTTGTGTACAAGCGTAGTGCTACTTTACCGGCTACGCCTACTGGTGGCAGCTTCGATGTAGCTGCGAGATCTTTTTCTAGTGTACCATCTGGCTGGAGCGCTACAATACCAGCAGGTGTAGATGCATTATACAGAAGCGAGTGTGTCGCTGTAGCTGTATCAGGTATTGGAGTTGACAGTGATTTAGTTTGGGAGACCCCGACACCTATTACGGAAGCAGTAGTCAGAGCTTCAGCAATGCCAGGTGCGTTACCGGTGCTACAAGCCACTGATGGCACAAATTATGGATACGCTAATGCCTTTGGTAGAATACAGTTATTAGATGGCTCTGTAGACTATTCTACAAATGTGGCAGTCGCATACTCAATACTCAGCAATACCAATTGTACTGCATCGGTTGACAATACAGCGACAGCTGCTAGGGGTAGCTTTTCAGTATCCTCATTGACAGGTAATCTAGGTCATTTCATCGTAAGATGCTTATATGATTCCATTAATTATGATGTCAGGGTAGATGTAGGCGCGATTAATGTAGGTGCTACACGAGATATTACACCACCGCCTGACCCTACTGATATAACTCTTTCTACAGCATTGACCACCGTGTTCCTAGATGTTAATGATACATTGACGTACTTGCAAGGTCACGGACACGATGCTACCGTTATATATGGTGCAGAGGTTTCAATACCCACACCGAACCCTGTATTTGCTGACGCTGTGGAATTAAGTTCTTTTAAAGGTAACAGTGGCACTTATGGTAGCTCTTTAGATAGAGATCTTAGATTATGGTTTAAGTTTAAGACACGAGATGGTGTTGTCTCTATAAACCCTTATCCGAGCGGTGCCGGCTTAGATGCATCAACTGGGAAAATAGGGAATGTGGACTTAGGGCCGTTAATAATTGAAGCAGCGAACCTCGCTGAGAACTCCGTAAATGCTACTCATCTCTCTGCTAATTCAATTGCTGTGGGTACATTAGCTGTTCAGAACGGTGCGATTACCAATGCAATGATAGGTAGCTTAACAGCTGATAAAATAACAACCGGTACATTACAGACTGGTAACGAAATAGCGGTTGGCGACAATTTAAAGCTATCTGCAGAAGGCTGGATTGAATCATACGCTGGAGCAAACTTTACGCGTCTCGCTGATTACGCCAGGATAACATCCGGATCAGTGGAACTACATCGATACATAGATGGGGTTGGTGATATAGTATATACTGCATTATCTAGATTAGAGACTGGTTCTGCTAATAGCGGAGACACTGTGGTAATTCCAGGTTATTGGAAGACACAGCCTAAAGTGCTCGTGTCACCAGCATCTCTAGGGTTATATAAAACAGCCTACTCCGCGCAGGATCAATCTGTAATATGTAGCGCCACCAGCCTTGTGGAGACAGCGCCTAATTCAAAACGTTGGCAATTCCTAGCTAAGGCCGATCTTGTACTATCAGCGTACAATGCTAGTGTGGCTGTAAATAATAGCTCTGGTGCTATTTCGACGAATAACTGGACCTCTAATACAGTTACAACACCTACAAATTGCAGCAGTATTACTGTGAATGTACGTGCGCTGAGCGTCAAAGGAAATGGATTATCGCAGCATTATTACAGACGATACAAGTGGAGGGTTGAGTATTACAGTGGCGGTGCATGGGTGACATCTGACGCCTTCCGTACAGTGAACATAGGCGAGCAAACGAGCAGTATGATTGTAGATAGCAAACTATTTACATTTCCTAGTTCAGCTGCATGGCAATGGCGTATCTACTTCGAAGCTGAGGACACTGACGGCTCCATATTTGGTTCAGTTGCTTATACCTATACTGACTCGTCTACTACTTTCTCAGATACAGCGTTTGAAGCATTACACCCTGTTACGAGACCTGGGCCAGTGAACTCTGACACATTCGGCTCATTACCTACACCATCCGGCTCAGGTGAGATATATCAGATAAACCTCAGCTACACGTTCAATGCTACTATTCACAGAGACGCCGTCGGCGCTGGTCAGCAGCCAATATATTCAACAGTAACATGGTATTACAATGGCTCAACTGAAGACGGTTATGCTAATATTCAATTTCCGTACACCACAGGTAATGACTATACTGTGACAGGCTCTGTCACGTATAATCGTACAATCTCTGGGAGTAATCTGACGGTAGAAGCTGACGTAAACCCTAAGCTTAAGACTAACATCTACGCTCAGTGGACTACATATGAAGACTTTACGATATCAGGTGAGAGGACAGGTACAATAACAGCTTACAGACGTACGGTCCAAGCAAACAGTACTACACCTTCAAATACATACGAGGTTACAAGTTACACCTATGATTTGACATCTGCAACCATCCTAGCTTCCGGTACTTTAAACTGGATTGCAGTTGGCGACTAAAGCTGTTTGGGCTATTCTCGATCGACCTGTTTGCGCCGACCGGACGAGTGGCCTCGACGTTTGGTGCAGGCGGGGCGATTGGGAGGTCGCCGATACCCATGCCATCCCGCGCCGTTGCGCCTCGCTATGGCCCAACCTGGCCCCGTAGCGTGCAAAACCGCCGAAACCCATGTGGCGCAACACACTCCGGGCGATAGAGAAATCGCAGATAAATCTATAGTCGATGATACTATAGTAACTGCGATAATTCTATCTTGTACGAAACTGTTAAATTATTGAACTTTACCGCTCCCCTGTATTAATCGCTACAGATGTCAGCAGTATCATGTATATACCTCCTTAATCATTAACCTATGTATTAACCTAGGACTTAAGCATTATGGCTAGAGCAAGAATTATCGATACAACAACAGATTTACAAACGGATTCAGGTTCCGTACTCTGGTCTCTCGTTCAGGGTGAACAACAGGAATTTGAAATAACATTGGCCTTTCTGACTAACGCCTATAGTGGCGCTTATATATTTGAAGCTTCTATAATTGAAGCTGCCAATACTGGTGAGCTAGACGAAGATGGCTTAGAAGTAGTACCTACTACTGTGCAACCTGGTGGTGAGACTGACACACTGACTGTACGTGTCCCTGTAGAGACAGGAGTATGGAATGCTGCCAATTCATACTCACGCGAAGAAGTGGTTACCTACGGTGATGGTTACTATAAACGATTAAATGGCACTAGTATCGTCAATGCTGTACCTCCGTCACAGTCTTCAGATTGGGTTAGTTATATACCTAATAAGGTTTATATTCAATTTCCAAAAACATTGTCAACCGATTGGGCAGTTCAACCAAAACCCGGAATTCCTACAAATGGATTCTTTGAATTACGTGTGACTGAACCTAATAGCGCACTATATCCTCGCACATGGAAACCTATGCGTGGTATGATAGAGTTTTTATTTAGTCCAACTGAGCTAACATAATGTCAACTAAGACGATAACTTTATCTGGTACCTCTCGTGTTATCGATCTACCTGCTACCAGTTCGAGTGGTACTACTGTAGATTCTTCAGTAATCGAGAATATTACTGTAAACGAACCAGTGCAGGGCGATCTCAGTGCCTCAGCTGATACTGTGAGCATAGATATTCAGATAACAGATTTCGGCCCGCTATCCGATAGTAATATCGTAGATAACTACCGAGAAATATATAATGTAGACACTGTTAGTATTTTAGACAGTGCTGCAATATCTGTGACCAAACCACTAGCAGAGGATATTATATCCTTTAGTGACCAGCTCGATGCTATTGATGTATCTAAAGTTTTATCCGATACCTATAGTATGCTGGATAGTATAACTGCAATAGACCTTACAAAGTCCTTATTAGATACCGTTTCTATAGCGGATACGAATTACATCAGCATGTCTAAAGTGTTAGACGATGCTGTAAGCTTCACATCCACAGGTGCATGCCTGATACAGAGTTATAACAACGGTACGTACTTCGCAGAAGACTACGCTGTAGGGTCATATGCACAATTCACTTAAGGATGCAAGAAATGAAATTCAATAGTGTTGTAAGTTTCAAGGGCAGACTGCATATAGAAATCAGAGATGCAGAAGGTGCTCTTAAAGAAACACGAGAGATTGATAACTTAGTTGTACAAACTGGATTAGCCTTGTTTATATCCAGAATGAAAGATGCAGCTGCTAGCGCTTTATCACATATGGCTGTAGGTACTACCAATACCGCTGCAGCTGCTGCACAGACTGCTTTAGTGGCTGAAGTCGGGAGAGTAGCCATTGACAGCGCTGTAATTTCTACAACGAACTTTGCGAATGACAGCTTGGTTGTCACTGCTGTGTTCCCTGCCGGTACCGGTACGGGTGCTCTAGTTGAGGTTGGCATGTTCAATGCAGCTTCAGGCGGTAGTATGATTGCTAGGGCAATCTTCGACGTGATCACCAAAGGTGCTGCGGACTCGATGTCCGTCATCTGGACTCTTAGGGGCGCATAATGGCAACTATCCTTTTACGGGAAACTGGAAATAGTACTGGGAGTACGGTAAAGGGTCTCCCACTTACTAACGCCGAGATTGACACTAACATTGACAATCTCAACAAGGCAATCAACAATATCAGCTCGCTGAATGATATCATTCTGGCTGGTACGAAGAAGTTATACATGGATGGTGTCGCAGGTGTCGGTGGCGATACGTACCTGCTTGAGTCTAGCGCCAATGTGTTGGATGCTTACGTTGGCGGAGTGAATACACTGAAGCTGACTGCCACAGGCGCTTCTGTAACAGGTACAATCAGTGCAACTGATACTGTCACTCTTACTGGTGCAATTCCGCTGGTGGTGAGAGATACTGCAGCATATTCTGCTGGTATTAGTGGTCCAATACTTCGTATGCAAAGCCTGGATTCTACATCCGCTAATAACAACACCTTTGCACTTTATGGGTATGCGTTGGCTGGACAGCAATCAGCCTTCGCCATTAGGCTTGGGTACAGCGGCTCGACAACGGAAGTGTTTCGTATCACAGGTAGCGGTTCCAATGGTAATGCAGTAATCACAGGTACACTTAGTTCTACAGGTGTCGCTGATGCTTCTCGCTTTAAACCTACAGGCGCTCCCTTATCAACAGAAGCTGGGTTATCTCTGTACAACTCTGCTCCGTTCATTAATACGCCCACTGGCTGGATAGGTTACTTAGCTGTTGCTGGTTCAGGTATCCTATCATGGAACGCAGCTGGTGTTGGTATTACTGGAACGCTTGCAGCATCCGGTATTGTATCCATCACAGACACAACAGAAGCTACTAGCACCGTTGCTGCATCGGCTAAGACTGCAGGTGGCCTAGCTGTAGCTAAAAGCTTACGAGTAGGTCTTGATACTTACACATCTGGGAGTTTCTACGCAGCTGGCGGTAATAACACACTTGCATTACGTTCAACTAACGTGTCGACAGGCTACACTGCCATCCAGCTAACTAATACAGGTGGTAACGCCATCTTCGGGATGGAGAATAGCACAGGTGGCAATAACCTCATAGTAGGCGCAACAGGTTATGACACTATCTTACGTGGCCCTTCCGGTATAGCCTTCTCTGCTAACAATGGCGCAGCAATGCAGATGCGTTTGTCGTCTACCGGCCTCACCGTCACCGGAGCGCTCTCGGCGACAAATAACATCACGACATCCGCCGGTCAGATTACAGCCGGTGTTGTTGGAACCTCGGGTGTTCAAATTATCAATAACGGCACCATCGGTACGATGGACGCCCAAGACCTTAATTTCCGCACAGCGTCTGTATCGCGTCTAACCATCAACGCATCAACTGGCGACATAGCAATCATCTCCACCACCGACGCCACCAGCACTACCGCAGCATCGCTCAAGACGGCGGGCGGATTGGGGGTGGCGAAGAAGGCGTACTTCGGTGACAGCGTTTATGTCTCCAACACGACGACAGGCGGTAGTTCCCTACAGATGGGGCCGACATCCCCTTCTGTAAATTCTTCCGCACAGCTTCGCATGATTTACTCCAACACAGTTAAGAATTGGCTGATCGGGACAAACGGTACAACAGCAGGAGCCTTGGAATTTACCCCGTCTAGCACGGTAGGTGGAACGTCATTCACTACTCCTGTGTTGACGCTTACAGATGCTGGCCTCGCAGTCACCGGGACGCTGAGTGCTACAGGATTTATTAGCAGCAACATCGGCGCAGACCTGGGTACTACTGGTTCGAATGGTGTCGGTCGTCTGACATTGCGTGGTACTGCTGATGCCACAATAACGATGTCTACAGTAGCTAACTCATTCCAAATGGGTTTCACCAGTACCGGAACGCAGCGTGTCTATATCAAAGACGGTGGATTGGTTGAGCGCTTGGCTGCGACAGGAAGTGGGGTTGATTTCATTGGAAGGTTGTCTGGAACATCAGGTACGTATTCAGCACCATCCGCCGGTGGGTGGCAGATTAACGGATCAGCCACAGGCGGTATGGTTGTCAGCGGTGCTGGATCAACACACGACTTTGTTCTTGCCAACTCCATTGGTAGCTCAGTAGCTCAAATACCAACAGGGACCACTCGCCTAGAAACCTTGGGCGTTCTCTCCGTCCTCGACACCACAGACGCCACCAGCAGCGCCGCAGCATCGCTCAAGACGGCTGGTGGATTGGCGGTGGCGAAGAGCACATGGCTCGGTGGATTAAGTGATACAACAACTTCAACGCTAATTCTTGGTAATGCCACGAACAGCGTTATGGAGTTATACAACGCATCGGCATCTGTGGATCAAAAGCGGTGGGGTATTCAGTCTGGTACAGCTGTCGGTGATGGAATATTCCGGATTCGCGCATTCAACGATGCACGCACTAACGGACTGACGGCTCTATCGTTCTCTCGAACAGGCATTGCCAGCGTCATAGCTACCCTCCACGACACAACCAACTCATCCTCCACCACCACCGGCGCACTTGTGGTTAGTGGCGGAATGGGCCTGGCGAAGAATCTGGTACAAGCCTCCACAATGAAGCATTATCTTGACGGCGGCGGTGACACTTACATAGTCGAGTCAAGCGCTAACGTAATGGACCTGTACGCGGGTGGCGTTAAGACAGTGTCGCTGACCCCTACAGGGGCCGCTGTTACAGGCTCTCTGTCTACGACTGACATAACCTCTGTGGCGGTTGACAGATTGTTAAGCACATATGCTATCTTAGATGTATTCTTATATGACACCGAGAAGGATAGCGATGGTGGTGCATGGCGGCATCGCTGTAGTCATACTAGCTGGGAAAATGAAACCCTTGCAGGTAGCTGGCTAGGTGTAGCGGTTAATGAGGCGGCAGCCAGAGCGATTGCTGGAGCCACAACAGGAAGTTACTATTACGATAGTACTTCAAATTGGTGGTATAGCCTTAACGCTGGTAGTGGGGTTACGTTAGTATACCGTGGCAATGCTAGAAAGTTTCCAGCGAAGGCACTTATCACAGCTGACTCTTATAGAGTAGTTATCCACGACTTGACACAGGCGAATGCACCGATGTGGATGGTGTTTGCAGCTGGCTCGCAGGGCATGGTAACAGTCAATATGGTTCAAACTCTATCAACAGCACGCTCTGTAGCCATGTTAAACGGCACCCTTGTGGAGGTTCATAATACTGGATCGGACTCTTATGGAGCACCGGTTATTAACTTCATCTCTGAATTCGTGTATAGGATGGATCCACAGTATACGTCCGAAGGTGGTGTGTATAAAGGAAATATTGCTGCTCGTAATTCTGCGAGTGGGTATGGCGTAAATAGTCTATTAACAAAGCCTGTAATTTCCTCGCAGATTAATGATGTCGCCATGACCGTCCTACCCAACGCCCCGGTCGATGTCGCTACAGGATTACCTGTGCCTACGATTGCGGTGGCTACGGCAGGTGGTGTAAGCGTTATCACCGATACCGGCAGCGTGTGGGACATCGTGCCGGATGGTGGCGCGGCCTACTGTTTCATGGTGGCCTTCACGCCCGAGAAAACCATCATGTTCGAGAATGACGGAAACGGAACCCGGCGTAGTGTTCGTGTTGATGCGATTCCAACAGCAGACACAACCCACGTCTACACCACCAAGAACACTTCGCTTGAGTTCTACGACAACGGCGCTTTCGCCAGTGTGCCAGACTTGAGCTATCGCGGTGGAGTCGGCACGCAGCTTGTTGCCGTACCCGAAGCAATCGGGACAGAGCTTGGGCTGAACATTTTCAAGCGCAACCCATCGACCCCATCGAAAGGTATGGTCGCCTACGTAACCAAGGACTTTAACTCCGGCTGGCAAGTAGGCGCAATCAAAGGCGCATGGCTGGCCGATACCGTAGCGGAGACCTTGGTTGGTACTGATCTGGTGACTAACGGATCATTTGCGTCTGACACTGCGTGGACAAAGTCTGCTGGAGTGACGATCAGTGGTGGTACGCTTAATATTGATGGTACCGTCTTCTCAAATGCAACGGGTTATCAGAACGTAGGCCTTGTTTCAGGGAAAACTTACGTAACAACACTAACTGTCGCGACTGGTTCTGGAAACCTAAGTGTTTACACAGGTGTTAACACGCTAAAAACCTTTGCGGTTACTGCTGGAAATACTTATTCGGTGTCAGGTGTTGCGGCTGGTGACGCGGTGTTATACATACAGTCGAACAATACTTCGTTCGTTGGCGCAATAGACAACGTGTCCTGCCGCCTCGCCGACGTCGACCGCAGCATCAAGGCCAAGGGCTTACAAGCCTTTGGTTCGCTGACCAAAGCCGCCGTCGCCTCCGGCGCTGCGCTGATGGGCTACAGCGGATTCAGCGCCGCGAACTACCTCGAACAGCCGTACAACTCCGATTTGGATTTCGGGACGGGTGACTTCTGCATCCTGGGGTGGGCATCCTATACGACCTATGGCGCGAACTTCAGATTGCTCGATCGGTCGGCGGCAGCGTATGCCAATGCGTACATTGCTATCGAGTTGAATGCCAATACCGGGGTATTTTCAGCGTACACAAGAGACTCGGGCGGCGTCACCACGGCGAGCCTCGTGTCCAGCATTGCCCTTGCGTCTGGCGTCATGACGTTCTTTGCACTGGTGCGTCGATCTGGCGTAATGGAATGGCATATTAACGCCGTAGCAGCCGGAACCGTAGCCAACACGAACAACCTCACAAATACCTCTGCGTATCTTCGCCTAGGAAAGAAAGGTTCCGCACCTGATGAACCTTGGAGTTATGGTCAGTTGGCGCTGCTCCGTTTCGCCGCAACCGCCCCGTCCGCCGAGCAGATCAAACACATCTACGAAACTGAGAAGGGGCTGTTCTCGGCCAACGCGCAATGCTGCCTCGCGGGTACAAGCAATACTGTAACTGCACTTGCTTATGATGACGAAACTGATTTGCTACATGCAGGTACGTCCTATGGTAGGTCCACTTTCAAGGGACTCGTGCGTACCGCATCTGAAGCAACAGCTGTAGGTTCCATCACAGCATTGTCAGCCTCTGGTGGCATTATTGCACAAGGTGGCGCTAGTGGAGTAGACATCTATGTTCCAGCGTATAACCTCAGAGAAGAACTTTGTAGAGAAGCTGAACAGGTTGCTAAGTTCGGTGCTGCATTGGTTGCAACTAGATTCACTGCAACTGCCTCACAGACAAGCTTCCAGCTACCAGTTGGCTATGAGATTGAAATCGTGTATCGCAATGGTATGTTACTCTGGCCGGGTAGCACTGAGGATTACACAACAACGTTCGATGGCTTCAGATGGTCTGTGGTATTAGCAGATGCAAGTGTCGTCGGTGATCAAATAACAGTTATGGGAGTACGCAGAAATGGCTAAGTCGCCTTTAAGAGTAGTGCAGAATGCTGCTTCACTGGCGGCTTTGTCTAAGCTGTATTTCGACGGTGTGGCAGGTACAGGTGATACCTATATAGTTGAATCCAGTGCTAATAATCTGTCGCTATATGCTGGTGGCAGATTAGGTGTCAGTGTCAACTCGATAAACACTGGAATCTCTGGTACGCTAGATGTGTATGGTGAGTCTAATGGAGATGGCACTATATATCTCCGCAGCGCAGGCTCAGCAGTGTACCAGAAGATACAGTTCTACTCGTCGGCAGTCGCGGTGCACTCCTCGATATTCGGATATACCGGCTCTGGGTTGTACTACGACACTAACACAGGCCAGTCACATTACCTGAGAGTTAATGGGTCAGCCATACTGACAGTGAATAGTACAGGTGCGGCAGTCACTGGCGCACTGACCAGTACTAGTACGTTATACTCCACTGTTGGCCTGTCAGCAAATAGAGCAGGCTCTGATTCAGTTGCGGCTGGTCCCTATATTGGAGTCGGTCCGTCCGTTGGTGTAAACACCGCTATGTGGCAACTGCCAGCTGGCGGTGAGGGTATGGACGGTTGGGCATACGGTGGCTCCTGGGTTAAGACATTGCAGGTTAGATCCACGGGGCTTACCGTAACCGGTGTCGTTACAGCTAGCGACGTAGTGTCAACTTCTGGCGGTGTTGGGTTGCAGTTACGATACGGCACCACAGATTACTTGAACACTTTCGGTGCCATGTACTCGTCTGGGGCCACCATGCTCGGGTACGGGGTACGTAGTTCTACCACTACTGGAAGTACGTTCCTTTCGACCTCTGCGGCGGCATCGCATCCACGCGGCGCTCTGGTGATGGACAATGCTCTGAGGTTCTATCAGGCTAACGCTTCGCTTATTGCAGTAGGGACTGCGGCTACCCTCAACGAAAACTTCACCATCACGACCGCAGGTGATATGGTGACTTCAGCCACTAAGAAACATTACCTTGACGGCGCTTCTGGGGTTGGTGGTGATACTTATCTAGTAGAATCCGCCGCAAATACGATGGATTTTTATGCAGGCGGTACTAATACATTCACTGTTACTACTGGTGCAGTCGCGACTAGAATATTGTCAGGCGATGACTCTGGCCAATCGTGGCACTGTGCGCTATCATTGCAGCATCCTGCAAGTACAACTATCAATTCCGGCTCCTCGATCGGTATTTCATTCGTACCATGGTCCTCTGCTGGATCAGCGTACGCGGGTACGGGCACTATTAAAGCATTCCGTGAGAACGCAACTGTTAACAATCAAGATACTGGTTTCAAATTCACCTTGCGAACTGGCAGCTCTAATCTTGGTGCAGATACGGAACGTCTTAGGATAACATCTGGCGGAAATCTTGCCATAGGATCTACTGCTAAGTTGTATCTGGATGGTGTTACTGCAGTAGGTGACACTTATCTAGTAGAATCCGCCGCAAATACGATGGATTTGTACGCTGGTGGAATAAAGACGCTATCCTTATCGACTACAGGAGCTGCTGTAGTTGGTACGCTGAGTGCTGCTGGCAGTGGTGTATACGCTAAGACGTATTCGGCATATTTTGCGACGGGCGGCGGAAAGTATGCGCTATCTTCTGCTTCTTATGGATTTGCATTTGAACAAGCCGCAGACTCTCCTTCGTTGGTGTTGAGAAGGGATGACGGTTCCACCTCAACAATTGCTACCTTTACCTTAGCATTAACCAGTTACGCATCGCCGTTGGCAGTCACCGACACCACCAACGCCACCAGCACCACAGCCGCATCCCTCAAGACGGCGGGTGGATTAGGGGTGGCGAAGGCTGCAGTTATAGGTTATGGGATCACTGTCGGTACGGAACTGTCAAACAGCAACACGTACATGTCTTGGTATAACAGCACCGTGGAGCAGTATCGGATTGGGTATCGATATGACACCGGTGAGCAGTTCGTTATTCGAGATGTTCCCGCTGGAACTACACCGCTTCAGATTGCCAAAACAACCGGCGTCATCACACTTGGTTCCACCACCGACTCATCCTCCACCACAACCGGCGCATTGGTAGTTTCTGGCGGATTGGGTGTAGCGAAGAAGGCGTACTTCGGTGACAGCATCGTTATGGCTACTGGGTTTGGTACATACTCTAGTGGAACAGATGGATACACACTCTTGTCCGGCGGAAGCTCCAGTGTGTTAGGTGCGGCGGTTATATGCTTCGGTCAGTCGCATGCTACCGTGGCAAATGAATTACACCTAAGAAACGACGGTAATACCACTAGATTTAAGATAAAGAGTGGTGGGAATGTAGAAGTCTCCACTGGTAATTTAGTTCTACCCAAGACATCGGGTAGTGGTATCCAGGTTGACCCAGCCGCGCCTACATGGTCTTGGCGCGATCTAGAAGGTGTAATACAGCCTAAAGAAAGCGGCGCAGGAGCACCGGTATGGACTACATGGTCTGGTAACATCAAGGAGTGGAAGTTTGTAGCCAATGATATTATCGATCTGAAATTCCATTGGCCACACGATCATGTGCCCGGAACTGATGTTTATATTCACGTCCACTGGTCACATACCGGTTCTGCAATATCTGGATCGGCTACTGTGGATTACCGCTATAGATGGGGCAAGCGTGATGGTGCTTATGAGGCTGAGAGGCTATTGTCACAAACTATTAGTGTCACTAATATAACATCGCATCCGGCATTAACCACGTTTGTCAATGAGATTCAGCTATCCGCAGCTACGCCAAATACGACATCAGGTACATACCAGTTAGATACTGACAATTTCGAACCAGATGGACTACTCAAGATATCTTTCAAAGTAAATACGATTCCTACGATTACCGCAGGAGACTTCTTTATTGAATACATTGATATCCACTACCAGTCTAGCAACGTTGGTACGAAGAATAAGGCATCTAATTTCTACGCCTAACTGTTAACTTAATGGACACGGTACCTCACAGTTTGGGGTACCGTTTTCAATACTCAAAGGTACATAATGAAGAGCACTGAATGGAAAGTAGAAAATCTAGTACGTGAGATAGCCACAGGTGTGGTTACTCGCGTTGACTGGCGTGTAACTGTGTCCGAGACACGCGATGTGGACTCTGAGTCTGTAACGAAGAGTGCTGCAGCAATTGGGACTCAAGTATTACCTACAGCTGACCCTGAGTCTCCAGATTTCGTAGCATACGAGGCACTCACTGAAGAAGTTGTAGTGGCTTGGCTGAAAGATGTTTTGACAGCCGAGACTGTATCACAATTAGAAGCAAAATTAGAATCTGAAGTAGATAACTTGTTTGAACCAATAACCACAATAGGAAAACCATGGTAACCTTAAATCTTGATCGCAAGGAAATTGAATTTATTGCTAATGTCGTTGGCGAGCTGCCTACAAAGAGCAATAGTTATCCCTTGCTTATGCAATTCATTCAGAATATCAATGATAACAAATCTGAGTTATCTGTAGAAGATTCGCAACTCCAATTCATCATCAACCTGCTTAACGAATTGCCTACCAAATCCGGTGCATTCGTTCTATTAGGTAAGATCTCTGAGCAACTGAAGACTGCCGAACAGTCGAAAAACGCAGAAGTACCTGCTTAACAAAATGGAGGCGTCGTGTACAAATTGATACTGGTCTTATTTATTGCAGGCTGTAATCACCTACCTGTGCAATTAGAAACTGGTGATATTGCACCGACGCCTATAGGGTGTAAACAAGATGTTGACTGCTGAACAGACGAACAAGCTAGAGGAGATACACCGAGAAACGTACGATAACTTCGAATACATTAGTGATGCCAAATTATGGGCTACTCCAGAGTACTGGGTGACTTCACAGGATATCATTGCGATGGCGAATATTGGGAAGTACAAAGGTGATTGTGATGACTTCGCGCTCATCATCAGGCACTTCTGTAGACAACATGGTATTCCCTCGCAGTTGTTATTCTGCTGGGTTCCAACAGGTGCTAGCGGAGGATACCACCTTGCGGCGTACTCTCACGGTTACTACTCAGATTGCAATCATCCATTTGTGATGCATCAAAATGAAGTTAACATGATCCCCATTAGCTTATCTGGGTTTGAAAAAGGTGAGCCTTGGCACTATGTCAAGTCTTTCGACTATAAGGCCCCTTGGCCACATCAACGATAGAGATGAACATGGTACAAGTTAAGGAGACAGTATCGACTGTAAAACCTGAAGAGAGTGTAAAGATTTATTCTAGTGAGGAGATTGATTTATTCCTCTGTGGAGATCGACGGAATGTAGACAAATTACTTCTACACGGTCTTAACAATATTGCTAGGATTCTTATTCCGCACATTGCACATGAGGATAAGATATTTGACTCATTGGGAACGCTTGAAGAGATCAAGTTAAGGAAAAATTGGATCGATGCGGAGATAAGGAAGAAGGAAACTACAGCATCTTTCTATGAGCAAATGACTTTAGAACTAGGTAAGAAATCTACATGGGTTCTAATGCTTGTAGTAATAGCTATATTTGTGTTCTGGTGGAATGGACATACACCAGAAATAATGCATTTACCAAATCCTTTAGGAAAATAAATAATGGTTGCTCCATTAATTGGAATGGCATTGTCGCCTATAGTATCGGCTCTATTTGAGAAAGGTTTGACCCTTCTTGGTAATGCTGTAATGGCTAAAGGCGAAGCTGTGATTGAGGAGAAGCTTGGTGTCAAGCTTGATGCTAAGGATATCACAGATAATGCATTGAAGTGGAAACAGATCGAGACTGATCACGAACAGTTTCTTATTAAGGCAGCGCAAGATAAAGCTGAATTGGAGCTTGAGGGTGTCAAAGTTGCGAATGATAATACTCAGGGTGCTCGTGTTGCGAATACTAGTATTCAGCAAACGGAGAATACAACTAGATTTGTAAAAGAAGCTGCTTATTACCTAGACTTTTTGATTGTTGCTGCAACAGTTATTATGGCATTTGCCTTGTTCATGCTTAAGATTCCTGTTGAGAATAAAGAGATCGCATATATGGTGTTCGGCTCACTTGTTACTATGAGTGGCACAGTGTTGAACTTCCATAGAGGGTCATCCGCTAAGTCGCAAGGTAAGGATGACACTATCAGGTCTCTGGCAACAAAATGAAACTAGGTGAACATCAAGAAGCATTCATGGAGGATGTGCTGATTCTGGGCGCTGAGGCTCTGCGATGTGGTTATAAGATGCGTGGTGGTGAACTATGGCGTCCTACAGATATGCAAATCATATATGTACAGACTGGTAAATCCAAGACAATGGATTCCGAGCACCTTAATAAGTGTGCTATAGACATTCACTTCACCAAGGACGGTGTCATCTGCTATCCAGAGTATCTGGGTAAGTTCTGGGAATCACTCAACGAGCGCAATAGATGGGGCGGATCCTGGAGAGGTCTTATAGAGGCTGGTAAGTCTAACTTCAAAGATCTGCCCCACTTTGAGAGACGTACTAAATGATAAAGTCTTTATGCGACAAACAACTTATTGAGAAAGCTATATTATCCAATGAGTCTGCCTACGCCTTAGAATTTTGTAGACGACATAATCTGCAACCTACTGTAGAGATGCAAGAAGTTTTAAAGCGTTGGCGAAAGCTAAAATATCCTTCTGTTACTGCCGCTAAAAAGACGATATCTTAATTTTGGCCCCTAGGAGACCCCTCCTGGGGGTAATTGTTTTGCGGCAAATATGGTATCTTATATGAAGGAAGATATAGAGGAGAACTGTAATGAGGTTTCTAACCTTCGTAGCGTTGGTATTCTTTCCAATGGCTACTACAATGGTCTCTGTACCTGTCGTTACAAGGACAGTAGAGGCCACCACTGTGAAGTACTCACAGAGAGAGCTAGATTGTTTAGCTAAGAATCTGTATCACGAAGCTAGAGGTGAGGGCTTCATCGGTATGGAAGCAGTGGCAATGGTAACATTGAATAGAGTAAAGGCTAAAGGTTTCCCAAGTGATATCTGCGATGTTGTTTATCAGGAGTCACAGTTTAGCTGGACAGCAGTAGAGAAGCGAGTATTAGATACGCAAGCTTGGCAACAGGCAAAGCATATCGTGCAGTATGCAGTAAATGCAACAGAAGATATTACAGATGGGGCATTGTTCTTTCATGCCAAACATGTGAAGCCTCAGTGGGCTAAACATTTCGATGTAGCATTAGTTGTGAATAATCACATCTTTTACAAAAGGAGAAATCAAGATGGCCGGTTGTGACAAGGCAGGTAGGAACAAGAAGTCCAAGGCGAATGAGGCCTACAAGGGTGCTAAGCGTTGGGAGATCAATGCCAAGCGTAAGAAGGTCAGAATGATCAAGGCCGTTGCAAAGAAGTCCAGCCGTGTTACTACACCTCGTGGTACTGCACGTGACGCGCTCCGCAAACAATGTGCTGCACAGTTCGGCGAGCTGACTCCTGTTACCTGGAAGGAGTTCAAGCGTACTCACACCGCGAAGACGAAACATGGTGTCAGCAATCGTGTCCTGCAGGTTGAGCACATCAAGCAGCTCAGCTAGTCCTTTCAATTAATAAACCCGGAGTATGCGAAAGCGTATTCCGTAATTTATTAAGTGAGGAAAACATGAATATCTACATTAGTTTCGCAGCCGCATGTTTCATCGCCGAGAACATGGGCGATAGACCTTTCTGTTTTGAAGGTAACGTCAATAAGATGATTCGCATTTGCAGGAAGGACGCAGGTGAGTTTCTACTGAAGGACGGCAGTAAGATTATGTGGCGCAAGAACGTCGGTTGGTTTATCAAGACTTACCCCTAACCTAGAAGGAGAACAGAAGTGAGCAAACTGATTGGAACATCGCTGTCCAACTGTGTCAAGGCAATCGCAGAAGGCACTGTGCAGTACGAAGACGTTGCAAAGATTACGACGTCAACGATGTGTGCAACACCGGAGGACTTTCGTAGTGTGCTTGATGCTTACAAAGAAGTGTACTGGCGCAGGTATCCCGCTATGGCCGAGACGATTGCCAAGCGACTGATTGAGGACGGTTTGATTGATCAGCCTCGTCTTCGGAATCAACCTACCGCTGGCCCACAGTATGAATTGCGTGAGCGAGGTCTTACGCCTAGCGCGTGGTGGGTACCGGTAGAGTACGCTGATCATATGACCTACAACCATTGCTGAAGGAGAGTCACATGAAGTTGCCGCAAATGATTCAAATGGATCCACTGCCTGCTGACTGCAATCCATTCCAACATGACTTGTACAGCATGGGCGTGCAAGTCAGCGGGCGTTGGACTGCCATGTTTGATAAGCATGTGGGTGAGGAAGATCCTGCGTACATCATCATGGTGAATACCAGGACCGGGCAGCGATTCAAGCTGTTGTTCGATGCCAACAAGGATCACCAGGAGTCGATGAGTAATTTGATTTCAGCCCGTGTCGGTTAAAAACCTGATCCTGCCCAGGTAGATTGGCAGGGTTTTCATATAAGGTAAACTGCGCAAAAGCAGGTATCTTATATGAATAGAAACAACCGTCAAAGGAGATTCACATGTGGAGTGGCGTCGAATTTATAGTACTCGATTGCGAAGGGCTTGTACTCAGAGACTGGGAAGTCGATGAGCTTATTCAACTAGGCTATATCAGAGATGCGCACGAGTTGAATGGAAAGCCGCGCAAGGAAATTCTAAGTAACCTTCATTTCTGTACAGGAGAGTAAAGATGAAAGCTACGCTGAAGAAGTGGTTTAACAGTCTCAAGGAAGAAAACCTAGTACTCACTGTCGATCTTGACCGCGTTTACAGGGTGTATCACGAAGAGGACCGCCTGTCTTTCGACGGCAGGGTGAACTTCTCAGAAGGGAGCACGCTGTGTTCCTTCGCTGACTACAAGTCGGCAAAGAAGTTCTTCGAGGCTGTCAAGACCTCGGCAAAGCGCGAGTACGATGCGCGGCTGTTGCAACAGGCTTTGCGGCATGGCTTCAAAAGCACGAAGGAAATCCACGAATTCGCCACAGGCTAAACTGCGGGTTTTTGGGTATCTTATATGAAAGAAACAATACCCTAACCCAAAGGAGATTCAAATGCTTACAGCTGCCGCAGCAAAAGAATTGGCCAGGAAGAATATCGCAGTCAATGCCTGCACGCATAACATCTTGGATAAGGTCGAGAGACTTGCCAAGGCGGGTTGCACTACTACTGCGATCGAAATTGATCGTATAACAGTAGCGGGAGATGTCTGGCCGTTGTGCAGGGAATTGCTGGAGGGTCTGGGATACAAAGTGGTTGACCTCGGCAGTAACGCCTACGGCATCAGTTGGTCGTAGTGAAGTACCCACCTATGGGTTAAATAGGCGCAACCCCTTTGGGCAAAGGGCCAAGATAGATGTAGCCTGTTATAGAGTAAACTCACCTTAGTCCGAAAACGACTTTAAACTAGAAAGCGGTTCACAATCAACCTGTAACGATACACTGCGAGTTGTCTATTACAACAGTGGACCGAACTGTCAGAAGCTTGACATTAGGTTTTACAATAGACCAGATACACGAGAGTATCTCATACGTCCAATATGGGAGATGGTAGTATATTTGCTAACATAAGGTTCGTCGAAGCATCCGCCGCGAAAATTGGACTGGCAGAGCCTTGTCATCGGATGTAGGGCACCCCATTGAAAACTCAGTGGGGAAATCTAAGTGTATTCGAAAGAGTACTTTTAGATTTCAAACAAAGAAGGAGAGGATCATGGTTGCACTGGTTTTGATGTTGATTGCACTCGCCGTAAGTAATGCAGCAGGCGCTGGTGAAGTACGCAGCTTTGAAGTCTCCCAGGCCTCGCAGATTGAGGACGCTGAAAGGGAGTCCCTGAAGGCAGCTGTACAGATGGCCAAGAATATCTCGAAGGAAATGGGACAAACGATCCCGTTTTCTGACAGGAACTTCGAGGCATTGATGGAAGCCTACGCCAGCATCGACTCCAGCCATTATCACTTTGAGAAGACAGGCGAGACCGAGAGGTTGATCGTCACCTTCAATAGTGAGAAGGTAGAGGTGAAAGCGTTACGCATCAAAGAAGCAAAGGAGTTGTTCTTCGAACGTTGTGCACGTGAAAAGCGTGTTTGCATGTATATCCCATCCAAGAAAGGAAAGGCAGCAAAATGAAAAAGATTCTCGAAACTGTCGGTAACATGCTTCAGGGTATTGGCACCGTTGTTGCGACATTGGCAACCGTGTCTGTTCTGCTTCTGGGCGTCACCTTCGTCAGCATGGAGGCGAAGGCTGAAGGTTCTGCGATGGAAGCGACCCATGCGCTGGTTCACAAGCTCACGAACACCACGGTCGAAGCTGAGCTTCTGAAGAAAAGCGATGCGCGTGTCCAGCAGCTGACACTCCGCAATGCCGAGCTTGAAAAGGAACTGGCCTGGAAGAATCGTCCGGTGAAACAGAAAATGAAGGACTGGTGGAATTCGCAGCTGCCGAAGCGGATGCAGAATCGTGGCTGAGAAGGGTAGCAAAGAAGAGCCTAAGCAAAAGAAACGAAAAGGTTTCTGGGCCTGGGTCTCGAGTACTTCAACGGTATCTTTCCTCGAAGTTGCAACATCGTTGTACAGCTTGGAAATGTCCCTAAGAAGGATGGAAGAGAGTCACAAGCGTAATACTGAGCTGATGAAACAGCAACAGCAGAACCCTTGATTAATCCTAGGACGGCCTTCGGGCTGTCCTAGGTGATTCTCTAAGCTTTTTTTTTTTTTTTTTTTTTTTTTTTTTTGTATTTAAAATATAATAAAAAATAGACAACA